CCGCCACCGCCGCCGATGAACGTCCCGCGTGCGTAGATCGTCGCACCGCCGCAGTCCGTGTCCGCGTTCGACGTGCCACCTGGGTTCGATCGGCATAGGTCGATCGCCTTGTGGATCGTCTGCACCGCGTGTGCCCAGTCGGCGCCGCTGTTGCTGTTACTGCCGGCGTCGCTGTCGCAGTAGATGACCTTCGTCGATGGGCGCCGGTCCACGCCGTCCCGATCGTTATAGATCGTCATCGGGGCGAGCGCGGAGTCCACGGCAAGGACGGAGTTTAGGACGTCGGCTTCCACGACGAGCGTCCCCGCCGCGTAGTCGCTGGCCGTGATCGTCACGCCGTATCCATCGAAGGGGGCCATCCCCTCCGTCACGCCCGGCAACCTGCTCAGTGCGGCAGAGAACCTAGGCCGGCGCGTCGACGTGGCCGTGATCGTCGTCCATGCGCCAGGCGCCCCGTTCTCGACGACGCGCCACCGGACTCCGCCGACACCGCCGCCGAACGAAGATACCGGTAGCGCCGCACGCCACGAGACGTCCGCCGTATCCGATGGCGCTGTGAATCGGTGCGCCCCGGAGATGTGGACTGTCGTCTTCAGTGCTGGCAAGCCAGCTCCCTGGCCTTACGGCGTGACGGTTGGAACGGTGAGGGTTACGCCGCCAGTGATCGAGACGGTGTAGCTAGTGCCGTTCGCAGCGACTCCAGACCCGAAGTCAAGGACGCACACCAGTTCGTCAGCGGACGACGCGCCGCCGCGGCTCTTGTAGATCACACCTCGCCGAGCCGTGAACCCGGATACCGGAGCGGCCCACGTAGGAGACGAGAACGTAAGCGTCGTCACGCCCGAAGCTCGTCCGACGGTGCACGTCGTTGCGATGCCGCCAGCCGTGTAGCCAGTACCGCTAACCTCGTTGGTGATGTTGCTGCGCTTGGAGTCCGTCAGAGCCGGTGAGTAGCTCGACGTGACCAGCATCATCTTGAACGTGTCGGTATCGAAGTCGACGGCGCCGCGCGCCATGTCCTCGCCGAGAGAGTATGGGCAGAAGGAAGCCATTACGCCAGTGCTCCGGTTACAGCCGCCCCAGCTAGGCGGACGACAATATTCATCCAGGCGTTAGCCGCCGCAGCCTGCGCCTTCGCAGCTTGCGCTACGCCACGGTTAAGCGACTCGGCCTTGAGCGATGCAGCGATCGCCGTGACGTCCTCGCCTCGCGCCATGCGCATCGGCAGCATGGCAAGATCCGTCGCCATTTGGGCGATCGACAGGATCTCTTGCGGATTGGTGGCGTTAGCCTTGATCTCGTCGATGGCGGCGCGGACCTCTTCCCTGATGATCGAATCAATGCTGTTCATCGCACACCACCGACCAGCGCCTCATCAGCCTTGATCCGATCATCCCACGCGTCGATACCGCGCAAGTGCGTGATCTTGTCCTGATCGGGAATTGCCTGATCTGCGGTGACATAGTTGCGCACCATTGGAGCGAACCAGTCGAACGTAGCACGCTCGGCGGCGACGTGCGCCATGCTGGGACCTACACAGCCTGAAAGGATGAACACCGCGGCGATGGCGGAGACGGTTGACAGTTTCTTGCTCATCAGACTTGTTGCCTTTCTTTCTCGACCCGCAGAGCGAGCCGATCGATCTTTGTTCCGTGGTCGTCGACCTTGTTCGACATGACCTGCACGCGCTCGTTCAGAACGTCAACGCGCTTCTCCTGGCCAACGATAGCCTCTCGGATCTTTTCTAGCTCGCTAACTACCTTCGTCGAGAAGTCCCTGGCAAGCGACATGAACGCTCGTCCGCCCCATATGAGGGCCAGCAGGAACGCGCCCCATCCGCCACCCGATTGGATTACTTCGACGATCCAGCTCGCCGACGATGTGGAAGGATCTTGCATTTTGGATCTACTACGGTGGCGTCACGTGGAAGCGGAACTCGGCGGAGAAGCAGGCGAACGCCGGGTCAGCCACGCTGTCTCCGCCGCTAATGGTCGGCGTAATATAAACGTCGGTCTTTGCGCTAGCCGTCAGGTCGAACCAGCTACTTGTTACGAGGTTGACGCCGCCGCTCGTCGATGCGGATACCGTTACGTCAGTGCTGCTAGCCCCTAGAACCGCGTAGCTGCCGAGCGTCGTAGGCGCCGTGGTTGCGTACTTCAGGTGCAGGACGGTGGACCCAGACGCTGCCGCGTTCTGCGTCGCGTGCAGTCTAACTTGGTTGTAAGACGTCAGGTCGACACGTCGGTGACAGCTATGAGCGATGAAGGCCTCGCTGCTGTCCTTGTTCGTGAACGTGGTGACGACGTTGGACAGCAGCGGCACGTGCATCCGTGCGCCGAACAGAACGCTTGAATCGATGAAGTCAGCGAGCCCTTGTGTGTCACTGATTCCCGAGCCAGCGAGAAGCCGATACCACGCAGCGTCGCTGATCCCGGAACCGCCGCCGATCTCGTCCAGCAACGCGACTTGGCGCGGTGCGTCTGATGAGTCGATCGGCTCTGGCGGGAAGCCTCCGGTCGCTGGAGACGACTGGCGGAGAATGACGCTACTAGCTGACGCCTGGCGCTGCGCCGCCTGCAGCTCGTCGGCGGCTACCGCCGCGAGGATCGCGTCGATGTCCGCCATCTACCTACTAGCCGAGTTCCCGGTAGATGAGCGTAGCGTTCCATCCGCCGGTCCCTGTTGGCGAGACCGGGACGTATAGGCCGAATCCAGACGTCCCGGAAGGAGCAAGAACGATCGAGTCGTGCGGACCGGCCAGCCACTCGGTTCCGTTCAGGTTGTAGAACGAGCGCTCGAATCGGACGGTCTTTGTGCCGGCGCCAACGGCACCTGAGTCGACGCCGCACGTCCCGGCGGCTCCGGTAGTACCTCCGGTGATCGCAGACGCTCCGTCGCCTAGCTTCAGCGCGAGTGGCGTGTATGACGTCAGTGTCGGGAACGCAGAGACCTGCGTGATAGCCTGCACGCGAACCATCTCGCCGGTGGTGGTCCCGCTCTGGCCAACCCAGAACCGCAGGATCTCGATGCCTCGAGTAGTGCCAACGTTGATGAAGATCAGCGTCTTTGCAGCGCTGATAGTCATTCCGTTAGCTGTGATGCTGTATTCTCGTGCCATCCGTCACACCTGCCGCTTGTTGTGCCTGCTGGTTCCGTAGTCGCCGACCTGCTGAATGCTAACCCAGAACGTGGTTGATGGACCCGGAATGTATCCGTCCGTCGTCTGTTGGGCGGCTGTATAGGTCACGGACTTATCGCGCAGCGCCGAGCTGCCCGTGCCCCTGGCGGTAATCGTCCATGTCCTACGGATGGCGTTGCCGGACGGATCCCAGACAGAGAACTTGTATTCCTCGTAGGTTTCGTCCAGCGGGTAAGGCCCGACGCTACCAAGCGGGACGTTGGTCCGCGTCCAGTGATCTGTCGTAAATGTTGCGTCGTTTGTCCCTCCGTCGATGGACTTCTCAAGGAACCGAACGTCGAACGGGCTAGCGTTGCGCCACGTGGCCACGATGCTGGTAGATGGGACATCGGCAAGATCCTTGCCCGGCGGGACAAAGCGCAGGTTGATCGTCCTGGGCGCCGTGTAGCCTGGGAAGTCAATCTTCAGGCCTGCGCTATAGGAGTGCTCGGAGATGCCGATAATGGCGCTCCCGGCAGGATGCGACCTGCTGGCCTGCTGCCAAGTCCCGCGCAGTCCGCGGATCAGCCTCGTGAGCGCGAACGACGAATCGTCAATCTGAGAAACGTCCTGCGCACCGATTACCTCTGTCGTCCCGTCTGGCTCGACGATAGCGAACCAGTTGTAACGATACTGGATGATGTCCGGGTCCGTATACGGCACATACGGGATAAGCGTCGTCGAGTTCTCGATGTCGGCCGTGAATGCCCCGCCGTCCGCAACTTCCTGCCACGTGATCGTGCTGGACCCGTCTTCCTCCGCCGGATGCCATGCCGGAAGATCCGACGTGAGAACTCCGATGAAGTTTTCGCTGCTGATTGTCCCTGCGAATGTCCAAGTTGCTTCGTCGTCGACGCTCTTGAACACGGACACGCCAGCCCATGCGCTTCCCTGCGCTGCGCACGCGGCGACGTAGAGCGATGGCGACGACGCGTCGGAGTCGTTGAGCGGACCGATGTCGAGCACGGAAGACGAAATCACAGCCGGCCTAGGCATAGGAGGCGGCGCGTATCCGGCTGCACTCTGGACAGGAGAACCGACGACAGCGATATCGAGTTGCTCAATGACGCCGACCACCTTGACGACGAAGTTTGTTCCGATGTCACGCTGAACGACTCGCACGAGGAAGTCCCTGCCGTCATCGTCCGTGAACGTGACAAGGTCTCCCTCCAATAGGTCGCAGTATGATGCCGGCAGCATGAACTCTACCGTTGTGCTATTGATCCATGCCCGACGCATGTAGGTAGCGGCAAGGTTTCTCGCCTGCTTCCGCGTCAGGACGAGATTCGACAGGTCGAGTTCTTGGCGGTTCTCGTGGTCGGCCGATGCCGGACCGCGAAGCCCGAAGTGTTGGTAGCCGTCCGTATACTGATTGTCTGGGTCTTGGTGCCGAACACCGATCGACGTCGGAAGATCCTCCCTAGCCGCGTGAGAAAACCTTACCTTGTCGATCGCCGTATCTGGCGACCCAACGAACGCGCCAAAGTCGGAGAACTGCGAACCGTTCTCGATCTGCACTACGTCGGCGCGGTCCGTGTCCTGGAAGCAGATGACGCCGTCACGTTCTTGCGTCGTGATCTGACCGGCGAGCAGCAACGGGAACATGTTGCTAACGCCCGTCACAGGGCCGCGCATGAAATATCCCTCGAACGGAGCTGGAGTGACGCCAAGCGTATCAACGAACTCTCGCGACACGCCACCGCGCTCGCAGCAAACGGTAAGAGCCTCTTGCCACGTCATTCCAGAGTCTACGTCGATCAGTGCCTCAAGCTGAAACGGTAGACTGTCTCCGAACTGCGTGATGTCCATATCATACAGTTCCTGGAATGCGATGCCCCTGTATGCTGACACGTTTCCGGACCCAATCTCTGACTCAATGATTGGGCTAGAATCCTGATCGTCGCTCCCTGTATAGAAATGTTCTGACGGAACATAGTCAGACGGAAGGATCCCTGTAGCCGCGTATTGTTGCGTCACATATGTGATCCTCGGCCATTTCCCATCTAACGGAGATGGGAAACTGCTGGCATACCCAAGCCTTACGGTCGCCTCGCCGTTGAATCCGATGACAGTGCTCGGCCCTCTCGACCAGCCCGTCGTCGGAGATGGAGAAGGCGCTATCCCGTCGGACGTCCCGTCGGAGTAAATGACGATGTCGCCAACCGCTAGGACGTCGGCTACCGGCCTTGCAAATGGCGAAACTCGAAGCTCTGTAGCACTCGTTCCAGTGCTGAGTACCAGATCATCCGGATCGACGATGAGCATGTCATCGATCCTTGTGATCGACGCTGGGCTAGCAGCATTTCCCCCGACTCCAATAGCGCCAGTAACGCTCTGGCCATCCGCTGGCTTAAGCGTGAGGCTGCCAGGCGTCGAATACGTGTGGGCCGATATCGATACCACATTCCAAGCGAGGCCGTTCACCGACGGCCCAGCCGACGACGAGAATCCTGTAAGCCTTACAAAGTCGTCTACGGCAAACCTATCTACAAAGTCTGGCTGTCCAATGTCAGACAGCGACACTACAATATTTCCTCCAGACTGCGCGTATGTCATCTCGCTTGTCGTGACAACGACAAGGTTTCGAGACTCGTAGACCATCAACTTACCGTTGCCGACTAGCTGGCGGACGGCGATAGACTTTCTATCGTTTACCGCGATCAGAGCATCAACGTATACGTGGCGCTGAGGTACTCCCGTCCCGGCCTTTAGCGTTGTCCCGCCTCCTGGACGATCCGTTCTGATCTTCTCGCTGGTCCATAGGATGTGTGCAGGGACGCGCACGCGCCTTCCGATCGCATAGATGCGAGGCGCGCCAGCCTCGTTCGGACCGACTGGTAGACCAAGAAGCCTTTGCCCGGCTCCTACAGCCCTTCCTTTCCCGGACAGCCCAGGGATGATATACCTGCTGTCGATGTAGCCTGCGGCAGCATAGATTCCGGCGCCGACGACGGCGCCTACGATCACGCCACCGCCGATCGCGTTCGTCGCGACCGGGACCAGCGCGGCGGCTAGGACTGTTGCCACTAAGCCACCACCCTAACGCGCCAAGCCGACGCCACGCGATGGCCTCTGCGGATAGGCTCTTCTACCACCCTGCCGGCCGTCCCCCTGGCGTGCACCACGACGCCGTCCGCTACCAGGACTCCCATGTGTCTCGGCTCGCCCTTCCATAGCATGACGACGATATCGCCTGGAGCCGCTTCGCCTATTTGGTCAGCATACCTAGCTAGGCCGTCCCACATCGCGCCAGAACTCGGCATCTGCGGGTAAAGCCCGACATCGCCAACGTCATGACCGCAGATGGCAAGGGCCGCCACTGGAACTCCAACACAGTCAAGACGGCACCCGGGGATGCGGCCCATATGTCCCGTAGGCGTGCCGACGAGCGACCGCACGGCATCGATAAACTTCCTTCGGTCAATCACGTCTCGACCGCCGGCTCCACCACCTTGCCGGCCGTAGGGGCCTCGTGGTCGCCGCCGAAGTTTAGTTGGTTTGCAAACTTGGTCTTGCACGTTGTGAACAGCCCGTTGCAACCAGATCTAAGGACACCGCTGTCGCCCAGCACGATGTCGAACGGTGTCGGGAACAGGAGCTCGACGCGCCGAGAACCGTCGACGTAGCGAACTACCGGAGAAGTAGTCCCGCGATTGTCGCATGGGCCGCAGATATCGTAGCTTGTTCCCGATGCGTAGCTGCCGCCCATTTCCTCAAAGGTAAGCGTCGTGGCGTCGTTCGCAACGATCCTAGAGTAGTCGATTCTCGTCCCTACGGTCTCGACATATCCGCCGGCACCGCTTAGGAACCGCACCTCTTTCCCGACGTGTTCGTCGGTGGTCCATGACTTCGTAGAGTCGACAAGCTGAGTCGTGCTTCCACTAGAGGTAGTCGTCCCGGTATCGTCTGGCGCCGCCCACATCCACTGGATATCGCCGTCGCGAAAGAAGTCGTCATCAAACGAGGCTGTGTAGGTGTCGGCGTCGGTGCCGACGATCATCCTAGAGTTGATGACGTCCGACACCGTCACGCCCGCCTGCGTGCGACCGCTGGCGCCCATGTCGACCTTGCAGAATGCGCCGCCAAGCTTGTAGGGACACTGGACGGTGAACGTCCCGCCGAACCTTCCGCCTGCTGGCCTCGTCAGAACCTGCGTCCGTCCCTCCAGGGTCGCCACGAAGTTGCTGCCAGTGAACGAGACAGAGCGGATCCATTTCCGGTGCCTAGCGATCGCCAGAGCCGGGAACGCAAAGTCAGTGATGACGTGTTCCACTTCCGCGCCTCGGTAGCGATCGCCGAGCAGGTCGGGAAGGACAACGTAATTGCCATCGATGATCCCGTAGACTTCTTGGTTCCCGCTGCGCATGGCAGCCTCGCGCCGCTCTGCGCTCATGCCTGCGAATACTACCGGCCGATACGTGGCTCCATCGAACGTGATCTGGCGATCCAGGTCGGTCATGTAGACGACCTCACCTGTAACCATGGTAATCTTTACCAAGTTGCATGGGCGCTTAGTGCGGCTCCTGCGCCACTCGTCCTGCGCCATCTGTCCTGGCCTGGTCGTCACGGCTAGAACGTATCCTCTGCGCCGGTAATGATCCCAGTTCTGATCTTGGTGAGCGTGGCTCCTGCCTTGACGATGATCGACTTGCCCGCCAGACCGCCATACCCACCTGGGTAGCTTGGGTCGGAGTTCTTGCCGTTGCCATCGGTTCCTGGGTCTCCGCCGTATGCGCCGCTAACCCACCCGCCGCCTCCTGCACCAGGACCGTATAGGCTTCCCGCATATCCGACGATTGCTCCGCCGCCAAGCCCGGCCGCGCCACCCTCGCTGCTGACGTGCCCGGCACCGCCACCACCTCCGCCACCGGCAATACCAGCGCCCTCGCTGCCACCGCCGCCACCTCCGCCACCAGCCTGGATCGTCTCCAGGTTCACTAGCGCCGTGTCAACGCTCAAGCGCATAGCTGTGCCGCCAGGAAGCCCGTCGCCAGAAAGAAGGCCCGGAGGAACGGAACCTCCCCTACCGCCCTTGCCACCGCGCCCGCTCACTACCGCGTGGTTGATGAGCAGGAGCGTGGTGCCTTCTGGCCAATCGCCGCTGTCGAACCCGTAGCCGTCCGTGCTACTCGCACCCACCGCATACGTGTAGTCCTCGCTTCCGATCCAGCACCGCAGAGCGGCTGGCGTGGATCCGTCGTATCCGTGCGAGTCCCAGTAGCTGCGCAGGTTGAAGTCGACTGAGTCCGACGTGATCCGATAGTCGAGAGGAACCCGGCCGTAAGTCGTCTCGGTCCCTGCCGCACCGCTGTATACCTTCATCGCCCACGAACCAGCAACAGTAGGACTGCCGCGCAGCCAAAGCTTAGCAACCTCGTTCGGAAGCAGGTAGCCAACCGTAGTTAGACCCTGGTCGACGAACGCGATCACCTGCGTATCTGTGTGATTCCAGACAGTGAGATGCTCACCAGGTCTGCTGATGGCTCCGAATGGGAGCAGCAGGACTCGCGGCACATCAGGGACGATGTCGAAGAACCTGGCCGAACCAGGGACGCCGGATGGCGTCGACAGCTTGTATCCGTCAGCCGTTAGCGTGACCTTCAGCGATCCGCCATAGTTCTCGGACTGCCAGTCCATGCTAGTAGATCACCCACCGGAACGTCCCGCCGCTTACCGATAGACCGATCTGCTTGATGACGCCTGCGGCGATTGTCCCGCCTACCGTGTTACCGGAATCGTCGCGGACCTGTAGCGTGCCCGACGATCCTGCGAGGTTCTCGATAACGAAGTGGCGAGGCCCGCCGACGAACCTGTCAGGCGCCGGGAGAAAGACGTTGATGGCCGTAGACGGAGCGAAGTCGTGTCCGGATCCCTCGGCGTAGCTGATCGACACATCGAGCGCGGTGGCGCCGTGCGACTTCCAGCCGCCAGGATTCCACAGCTCTGGCCACTGCACCTCGCCAAGGACTTCGACGCATTCGAGCTGCTCTAGCGTCCACACGCTGAACGCATCGCTTCGCATCTGGTTCCACGAGTCGATTGCCCCATCGAACCGGACGGGGACATCAAAAGAGAATCCGGCCGTGATCGTGTCGCCTCCCCCTGGCGCAGACGAGAACGTGACCAAGCCGCCAGGATTCGAGAACGTGAAAGAGCTTGTCCCTGAGCCGGCGATAGCGCACACGACGGAACCGGCGATAGGCAACTCGATGAGTCGCTGGTATGGCGCATCTCCGCTCTCGTCGTAAGTCTTGTAGAGGTAGAACGATTTCCTTGTCCCGTCGCCGACGCCGATTCTTTGGTCTAGGTTCGTCGGTGTCGATCTGCCGTCTTCCGCGCTCGTGTAGTCGCTCCAGTCCTTCAGACGGAAGCTATGCAGCGAACCGCGCCGCCCGATCGCGAACGACTTGAGGGCGAGCGCTTCGTCAGTCGTTTGCAGCTGCTTCAAGAGACGATATCGGTGCCGTGCCTGCTGCTGCCGCGCCAGACGGTATTCGTGGCCGGTCGACGTCGTCTGGATAACGGTATTGAACCCGCCGCCGAATACGCTTCCGTATTGGAACGAGTCAGGCAGCGAAACATCGTGAAAACTCATCTAGTCCGGTAGTTGGATGTTAGATCCAGGCTGCTGCTTGGCCGTTCCGTTGAAAGACTTCGCGAACGCCTCGAACACTCCGCTAGTAGCCTTCTGCAGGCCCAGCCGGACGAAGTCCTGCACGATGCTGGCGGCTACTTCCTTGGCGCTGCGCAGGCCAAGGACGAGGTCCGCTGCGGCTGATCCGAAATACTCGCCTGTCCGACGGGCCGATTCCTCGACCTCGCGCGCCGCGTCGGCCATCTCCTGCGCCTGTTCGCGATCGACGCCACGCTGCTGCTCTGGCGTGTTGCGGACTGTTCCTGCGCCGCCAACCAAATAATCGTTGTAGATAGACCCGTATGAGTTTAGGCCGTATCCCTGGCTTGCAGCTTCCGCGCTAGCTCGACCATCCGGAGCGTTGCGGATCGCGAACTCTCGCAGGACCGATAGGGCCTGCTCCTTCGTGATCTCACCTGTCAAGTAAGAGCCAGGCTGGATCTGCCCACCAAAGGCAAGCTTGGCCCCTTCATTACCTGCATTCGCAAGACTCAGGTTTAGCTGTTGCTCTGAAGCCCTGTTCCCTATGATCTGTCTAAGGTCTTGAAATGTCGGAGACTGGCCAGTCTCAAAAATCTTCGCTGCAGCATCCTGCAGCGAAGACACGTATCTCTGGTCTGCCCGTTTCTGAAGCTCTGTGCTGTCGAAGAACTTCGCCACCTTGTCTAGCGACTGGATCTGCGCCGATCCGGCAACAAGACCTTTGAATGCCGACTCTGCCCTCTCCGTGCTGTCGGCGAACAGCGACATCGCAACAGCGGCAGCCGACAGTGCTACGCTGATTCCAAGGATCAGCGGATTGAACGCCGAGAACGCGGTTGCAGCTGCTCCGATCCTACCTCCCATGGTGGCGAAGTCGCTGCTTGCCCTGGCGATGCCGATCAAGGCGTTACTCGATGCGAAGCCGGCAGCGGCGACGTTGAACTTTTCGAACGAAGTCGCTGCGGTAGAGATGCTCTGCCCGACCTGGAGCACGCCGGAAGTTCCGGCGGCAACCTTGTTGATGTTCCCGATAGCATTACTGGCAGTCTGCGCCCTCGTCGACACGCTGTCAAGCGCCCTACCCGCCTGAGCGGCCCCGCGCTCCATCCCGCTCGCGTCGATCGTCAGTTCTAGGCTTACCACTGCGCTTCATCCTCTCGGATTGGAACCTCGCGAAGACCGCCTCCATGGCGTCCCACAAGCGCAGCCATCTCCTCCGCCACGTCCTGCGGACTCCGATCTCGTCCAGCATGGCGCGCATTTCCGACAGAGGGATCGCGCCGGCTCCAAAACCGACCGGCCTCTTTCCGCTCATCTGCCACCATGTCGCCCATACCTGAACTAGATCTTCGTGCACTTGCTCCGGCTCGTTGATCGACACGATAACCGGCTTGCCCTTTTGCTTTCTCCACTGCGCCTCGCGCTTCCTAAACTCTCGATCTTCGTCCGAGAACCTAAGCTCCCACGCGAGACGCTCCGTCAGTTTTTTTCCGCCGCCGCCTCCTCTTCCTGAAGGATGGCGTATTCGTTCGACGCGGCTGACTCGATAAACTGGCGCAGCAGCGTCCACTTCGGCGAGGAAAGCAACTCCTCAGCCTTCGCCACGCTGAACGGCAGCGGATCGCCACCGAGTTCAGCGTTGGCCCATCCCTTGAGCACCGTCCTTGCCAGGGCAGCCCCACGGATGGCGCATACAACGTCGTCGGGGAGCCTCCCCTTGTTCCTGCGAACCTCGTCGAGGTGCGGCGCACGCAGGTCATCGAGCGCCCTAGCGTGATCGTTGCCGTATGGGACCACGAGGAAGCAAAGGTGCGAATCGTGCGGCGCCGTGCGCGGTGAGCACGGCATCTTAGTGTGGAAGTCCCACCATACGCCTCCGACGAGTAGGCTCTCGTCGACGGCAATCGTATCAAGTTCCATGGCGTGGTCGTCCTGTCTGGTTACGCAAACCGGAACAGCTTCATGGTGCACCCCTCAGTCGGGTCCAGATACGCCTGGAAGCTGCCGGTCATGTAATCGTCCTGGTTCAGCCCGCGCGTGTCAACCGAGATGTCAGACCACTTCATGTTCGGGTAGCTGACGGCGATTGCGCGGCTATTCGAATCGCGCAGGACGAACCACAGATCCGTAGGCGTGTTGCCTTCGTAGGATTGGATTTCGGTGAACGTCTGAAGGTATGCTTCGATGCGGCCGGTTGCCTGGAACACGCCTCTCCGGATCGAAAGCGGGCCCTCCGATCCGACCTGCGTCCTGGCGGCGACTCCGTTGCTGCAGTCGACGCCGAACGACCGGCAAGCGTAGCTCACTCCACCAAGGTAGAAACTCGGGACGCCGATGCTGTCCAGGACCGGGCTAACCGACGGGCTCTCGTAGGTAGCTCCGCTGATGGCGCTTCCGGAGTGGGCACCGTTTTTTCCTTCGAGTGTGAACGATGCCGAGGTGATGGCCTGGTCCGCGATCGCCAACGACATGCCGTTGACTACGAGGCCCTTCCACGTAGAGAACATGTTCACGTCTAGCCGATCGACCGCCACGGAGAAGCTTCGGTCTTCAGTTCCGTTCTTCATCCGCGCGCCACGCGTGACGGTGACGCTAGTATCGGTTGCCGCCCACGTGTCGCCGTCGCCTAGCTGGCATTCCAGCGTAAGCGCCGTCACGTCGGTGATCTTGACAAAGCGGTTATCAGCCGCGTTCGACGCACCACTAATAAGCGCGATATCGCCGACTTCGAACTCGTCGGTGATCCATGATCCAGTCGCTCTATCGATCTGGTTCCCGCCACCGGTAATCCCAGCCTGATTCGCGTTGGTGGCTACGGCGTCTTCCTCGGACCGTAGGGCAGCCTGCATGAGCGACCAAAGCGCTTCATCGATGACCGGGAATACTAACTCGGTCGGGATCGCGCCGCCGGCCGCGAACCCAGTCCGAATCAGATCCTTAACGTTCGCGTCATTCCTGATCGTCTGGCTCTGCTGATACTGAACGCGAGGGCGAAGGCTCTGCCCGGTGGTGTCAATCACCAGCATGGTTGGTGATGTCGGCGTGGTGCCGAAGGTCACCTCCTCTACAAGGCTCACTCTGATTCTGTTGCTGTCGCTCATGCTTTACCTATTGCCCGAATACGTCCGCCCTGAATGGAACCTGCGCCGGCATCCGCCAGTATCCGCCAGCCTCGTCACGGACGGACGCTCCTAGAAGCGTCGGCGCTCCGAATGACACCATCGGATCGGCCAACGACACTCCACGGAATGCCGTCGTGATCGTGTCCATGATCGCCAGCATACTGCCTTCGCCATTGCCAGTCCGATCAAACAGGTTGAGCGCGATACGACCGGAGATTCGGTAGCGCCTAGCCGCAGCTCCTCCGGTAGATACCTGCTGCGTGTTGTTGAACTCCACCGTCATCTGGCACCACTTCGGCACCGACTGGGCCGGCGGAGCGTTCGCGTTGATGACAACGATTCCTGCCGGGACCGCGACTAGCGTGCGGAACCTCTCCCTGATCGCCTCGCCAATAGCTACGAAGCTCATGGCTGCGGCCTTGAGTATTTCGCCTCAATATCGGCCAGCGCCTTCGCGACCATGCCTTGTGGAGCCTGCTTCGACCAACCGTTTTCGAGCGGTTCCATGTATTCGAGCGGGTTAGAGATCCAGACGCGCCCAGGCGCCGTAAGACTGCCGAGGACCACGATACCGTCGTTGATCGTATCCGTTCCGCTGCTGTCAGTTCCCTGGATGCGACTCGTTGCCGGTGATCCGATACTAACCTGCCAGTTCCTTCGCGCCTGACCTCCGACGTATCCCTTAGGAAGCGGCGCTAGACCGCGAGCGGCCCGCTCGATGTTGGCCTTCCACCTAGTATGGTTTCCGACCGGGGTTCGGAGGACGATGGCGGTGAGTAGCTCAGCGACGATACGGCGCTGGAACTCGACCATCGCAGCAGGCACCTTGTCCCTTGTGAACCTGCTTAGCTCGATGGCGAACTGGCGAGCGTCGGCCACCGGGCTACACCTGCCCGACTGACGACAAGTCGACGCGCCACATCACATCGCCACCGGTGATGGCATACGGCTGCACCGCGATCACCAGGAACGTCGACCCGCGGTATTCGACGCGGTGACCGATGGCAGGCGTCACTGGCGCGTCGAGCGCAGGGACGTAGATCGTCCCGGTGGTCCGCTGCATGGAATCTTGCGTCCCGTAGCGTTCCGACTCGTCGACCATGTCGCTACACCTGACGGTGTGGGACGCCACGGTCTCGGAGACGTTGCCGTCATCGGAATACGTCTGCGTTGGAACGCGCCACGTGACTGACGTGCCGAGTTCACGGATCAGCTCGTCTGCGAGATCGCGGAACTCGGTCAGGTCGCTCATGCGCTGCTGTATCCCCAGCCGCTGCCGGATTCGATGAGGCCGGCCGACTGCAGCATCCTATCGATCGCAGGAAACGTGGCCGTTGCTGGCTTCCCGCCGACATACGTCACCGACTTCGACAGGCCCCCGGGAAGCGACTTAGACTCACTCGAGATGTCGGCGCCCGTCTGGGTTCCCTCCACAAGCGTCGTCCCCTGCAGGTGCAAGAGCGCTGCCTTGGCGGTCGCCTGCATCAGCCTTACCGGAATTTCATCCTCTCCTACATCGTTCCCGGCGCTGTCGATAACGTAGCTACGAGGCCAGTCTAGCGCTTGCTCACTGGTAAGCCTGACGCCTGACCACCGATCGCCATACCTAAGATCCAGGAACTGCGTCGCCACGCGGAGCGCGTCGTTCTTGTATGCGGTCGATGCGCTCGACCATGCCGACGGGTTCCCATAGGTCTGGTGGTAGCTGTCGGCAAACGACAGCGTCGCATAACTCGTTGCTGAACTGGAGCCGCTACCGTCCTCGACAGTGAGAGTGACGGCCCCCGACGGGACATCGCCGCTTGTTGCGGCAACCTCTTCCGTCGCACTCTCACCACTTTCCAGCTCGGCAAACTTGTCGGCAAGCTCGTATCCGACGTCGTAGATCGCCTCTGCCGCGTAGTGGATAAGCTCACCACGCTGCAGCTCGAACTTGCCACCAGGATCCAGCACGGCGCCGACTTTGGTTCCGTTGGTCACCAGGGCGGCCACCGTTGAGCGCACGGACTCGCGCGGCTCCACGTCACCGTAGATAGTGCCACCCGGCGTAGTGGACGCTGGCGGCGGCGGCTGCAGCCACACGACAGGCGTAACGTAGCCGTCTGTGCGCGTCGTGAACGCGGCGCGGATATCGTCGACGTATTCAGCGGCCTTGGTCGCGAATGCCTCTGCGCTGATCGGGTTCGCTGCGTCGTTTCCGCCGAGACTGATGCCGATGCCTCGGACGTCGAGAGTCCTTCCGATGTCCCTTACGACCGCTGCGCTCAGCAGTGCAAACGACGTCTGGATGTCCTCGAAGATCGTCCCGGCCGCGAGCTCGGCCGCAGCGTCGGCACCAACCAGATTGCCCTCGACGGACAGCGTGATGCCAGCCCGAGCATACTTGAGCACCAATACGCCTTCCGGGTTGTCCCGGTAAAGGCGCTTGAGCATGGTCATTTCCGGGCCGTAGCCCTCGATGACACTTCCGAACGTGCTCGCATTCGAGATGACGTCGTATAGCTCGACGCTACCTGTCTCGTTATTCCAGATGTATTGGCCTACGCGTTCCGTCGACCCAAGTAGAGGACCTAGCAGGCTCTCTTGCTGACTAAGCGCCGGCACGTTCGAGTTGCTACCTGCAACCACGAAGTTGCTATCGCCGATCAGGATATACGTTGCGATGCCCTTACCGGCCGACACCGACGGCGCAGCGGTATAGAACGCGTCGATTGCGCGCCCCATGCGCGCACCGGCCTCGATGTAGTCCTGGATCCGGTATTGCGTGTTATCTACCGGCTGCGTCACTCCGTAGATCGGGTTATCGCCGCCGAACTGCGCCCAGTTCATATCGAACAGCCGGACGTTTGCGTTATTCGTTGCAATCGTCCGGTTGAACGACCTAGCCAGCGGGAACAGCTTTGCCCCGCCGCCAGTCACGCTAGGACGCATGTCGGCGTGGTGCGATACCAACAGAATCAGGCAGTCGCTGCTGTAGTCCGACCTGATCCCATCGAAAAACGATTCGATGTCTGCCTGGTATGTCAGGCTGCCGGCGACGATGTCGGTCACCGTTGCGTCTACCACGACAGCGCGAAGGTCCGGAGTGTCCGGAGCCATGGCCGATACCATCGCGTCCCACTCTGCGCGCAGCGCAAGATACCCGGCGCCCCCTTCCTTCAGTTGCTCGGAGCCAGTTCCGAAGCCTCCGTTGACGGACAGCTTCAACATCTTGAAGCCGGTAGGATGCATCTCCCAAAGAGAATGCATGAGCAGCGTGCAAGGACTTACGCCACCTCCGCCACCTACGATATACCAGTTGTCTCCGTTCGCACCTGGCACACCAACCGTGTTCTCGGCATGGATGTATTTGACGAACGATCCTGCGCCAGACGCCATGGTCCCGTCCCAATACGGCTCGAACGCTCCGCCGGTCACGCCGTCGGCTCCGCTTGGGATAACACGGTTGAACTTCGGATAGTTGTTCCAGAAGCCCCAGAGCGCGCCGAGCCCAGTGCCTGGAAACCCGGTTGGAGGCAGTGAGTAGCCGCCGTTTACCTGTGGGTCACCTACGTAGATATAGGTCGGGATTGATGCCATTTACGTAGCTGCAGATGCAATGAAAAGGCTGCGTCCGGAATCGACCATGCCTAAGACGCCGAACGCAGCCGAGCCCATGAGGTCGGGCCTGACAACTCTCTCCGAATCGGTTGCACCACGTCTGAGCGTCACCGCATCAGCGTGGTGCATACCATCCCAACTACTGGGCGCCGTTCGCGGGGACGACGTAGGCCGTGTAGTTGATGCCAGTCGCCACGGTGCCGGCGACGACCGTCCGAAGACGGATGTAACGCACCGGCTGCGCAGCATCGGTCGTGCCGCTGGTGTGCGCGACGTTGTCGAAGTGCAAGGCGTGCCGGCCGACGGGAGCCGTGTCGACCAGGTTGCCGGTCACCTCGAGTGCGCCGAGCTTTCGTTCTGCCAGCACGTAGACCGACGAAAACGCCGACGTAGTCGAGCCCTGCAACTGCAGCGTGTAAAGCTCGTTGTTGTCGGCCACCTCGCATGCGGTGATGTCGGCGATGAGCTTGCCCTTGAAATACTTGGCAGAGCCAAGGTCGATGTAGGCGGCATTGCCGCCGACAGTGGTAGCGGCCGTCGTGGCGATCGCGCCGGCGTCCTTGAGCTGGTAATTCGCGTCCAGCGTCGCGTCGTCTGCGTAGATGTAGACCATGTTTGTTTCCTCAGTTGACAGCGGCCAGGTTGGCCACGGTGTGGAGACGGGCGACGCTGCGCTGGAACGGCTCGGCGAGGCCGATATACCATTCCATACGGGTGCGCCATACGGGCTTGTCGTTCTGCTCGCCGAGATCGCGGACGTCGAGCCCACTCGCACCCTGAATCAGGTGGAATCCCTCAGTCGACAGGTTCAGCACGTAGACCGACGTCATGTTGCTGCCGGTGCCCTCGTCGAACGCGAGCGCGGCGAGATCGCCGTTGACGTCGGCGTCCAGGATCGGCAGACCGTAGTAGGTCTCCACCGGGCCACCGAAGGCGTCTTCGGTCATGCCCATCGCGGCCGAGTTTCGCAGCAACGTCTTGATGTTGATGCGCATCTGCTTGGCCATCAACAGGTGCGTCGGTCGGTCGACCTTCATGATCGCTTCGTCCAGCTTCGCCAGCGACAGCGCCGAGCTAGCGCCGTTGTTCGTCACCAGCTGCGCCGAAGTGGCGACGCCGGTGTCGACGGCAGTGCCGCCCCAGCCGCCGCCGTAGCGGGCCTGCAGACCGTGAACGCCCTTCGCGTCGGCAGTCGCACCGCCTTCGGTGTTGATGCTGCCCTTGACGATGGCATAGCCGACAGACTGCGACAGGCTCTTGGCCTTCATCATCTCGTGCGTCGTCCGGATGTTGGCGCCGCCGGTCGTCACGATGAAGCGGTCGACGTCGAGGTCGGATCCATACATCTTCAGCGCTTCCGTGACGGTCACGGTCTCGCCGGCCGACTCGGTGTAGCTGCCGTTGAGCGCACGCGTGCCAGTGGTGCCGTAAGATGCCTCACGGGTCCACGATGCAGCGTTGCCCATGATGGTCTCGGCGGGAATCGCCTGCAGCAGCGGGGACTGCTGGGCGAACGTCATGATCAAGCCGGCCTTCTTGTCGTTGCCGCTATTCGCGGCAAGACGGGCTTGCTCAAAGAGGCTGATAGCCAATTTCTTCTACTCTCTGTCTTGTGTTTTTAGTCCACAAGACGGAGGTGCCAGAAATCAGCCGCGCGCGCCGGCTGCAGTGCTTTCGTTAGCACGCTGGATCAACTCCCTTGCGGACATCGCTTGCGCGCTGCCCTTGTCTGCAGCCCGACCGGATCCCCCGGTCTGACTACTGGAGCCGGATCCCCCGACAACCTTTGCTTCAAATAGCGGCTTGAACTCTGGCGTCCCGCGCAGTTCCTCAACCCACTCTTCCAGATCCATAGGCGCCCCAGCGGCGCCAGACTTCAGACTAAACCGCTGCTTGCCTTCCTCGTCGTAGAGGACGGTTCGCAAGGTCCCATCTGCGGATTCCTCAACTCGCGCCGACTGCTTCACAAGAGGAAGCAGGACGCGGATAGCCTTGGCGCCACCGTGCTTTGCCAGGGCCGACATAGCCGCCTGCTCAACCATGTTGCGCTCGAGCTGCGACCGATACTTGTCCGCCTTCGAGGCGAGTCCCTTTTCCTTCTCGGAATAGGACTTCATCAACTCGGCCTTGAAATCCTCGATCTCCTTCGAGGACTTGACCTTCCCGGTCTTGACGGCGTCGAGCGCTTCGATGGCTTCCTTGGCCGAAACGCCCTCCTGCTTCCACGTCTTGCCATCGTCGGCGAGTTCCCACCCGAGTTCGGCGAGCTTGCCGGCAAGCGTCTTGCGCGCGCCGCGCTCAGTGCCAACAGTGGACACGAGGCCCTTGACGTCTTCCACCGCCCAGCCAGCCGGAAGCTCAGCTACAACCCACTTACCATCGACCTGCTTGGCCGAAGCCTTCAGGGCCGGGTGTAGTTCGTCTTGACTGTCCGCGGTGATAGAGATGGCCATGGTTCGCGTAGTATAGGGATGCGACTAGTTTGCGTTTTCTAGTTTCTCTCTGCCTCAGCCGCCGAACGCTCGGAGTCGTCCCGAAGCGCTGTTACGACCAGTTCGGCGGCGCGGCGCAATAGCTCGGTTTCCACCGATCCGCATGCAATGATCGTCCCCCACTCTACGCCGTGGTCGGTCGTCGACGATGCGAACGAGATGCGGACACCGCGTGAGTTCATCAAGCCGACAAGAGCCTTCAGGTGACGGCTACCGGTGGCGCACTTTGCAATCCTATCTGCTTCAGGCATCTTCGCTCCTAAACATAAAGTCGGCCTCAATCATCTTTCCGGACAGCCACATGACAAGGCACGGCTGAAGGCATAGGGTGGCACCTGTTCCCTTTCTCATGTCTGGATCCCACGCATACCCAGACAAGGTGTCTTGCCCCTGGATGAACCTAAACGCGTCGTTCCCGCCGATTGCATACCTGTTGAGTAGGACCCAAGTCCCATCTGACAGTGGCCTTCCGCACAGGTGGCATTTCAGGACGCGCACGGCTATTCATCTTCTGCCGGCGGGAGGATGTCCATTGAACGCAGCTCGGCAATAGTCAACGGCTCAAGGTCTCGGCCGAGCATCTGCTCGATTGTGATCTGCCCGTTGCGCCATGCGTTCGCCTTGGTCCGACCTAGGACTTCGTCTTGGACACTTCGGTCCTGCGTCTCAAGCCACTCCGGGAACGTCACGTCCGCCGGCACAGGGCCGTCGACGCTGGCTCGCTCGCCGACTGGATCTCCGAAGTCAGGGACCACCGTAGACCGGCAGTTGGGATGCAGCGGAGGAATTGGGCCCTTTCCAACCGGGAAAGTCTTTCCGTCGTTCGCTGCACACTGAATGCTGGTCTTCGAGTCCAGCGTGGCGACGAACCGCCAAGTCTTGACGCCTAGCATCTTGAACGACTCGGTGCGCGCCACGTTCGACGCGTGTGTCGCTGCCGTCCTGACGACAGCCTGCACCGCCGCCCTGGGCTGACCAGTTACGATCCCGTCCGTGTAGCCTGTCTTGCGGCTGCCGCGTAGCCCGCGCACAACCTCGTCGGTAGTCAGGCCTCGCTGAATGCCTGTCTGCACCCACGCCTTTACCCGCTCTCCGGTTGGCCCAGCGACCATCTTCTCGAACCACTGTTCCGTATTGTCGCCGAGGAACGGCTGCGACTCGACCACCGATTCCACATGCGCGTCTGTCGGCCTCGCCGCGGCGATGCGCAGCGTCTTCTTCGTGACGTCTGCCACCCACTCAGTCTCGGCACGGGTGAAGTCGAACAGCCGTTCCGTCGACAGCCTGCGCACGGCATCGGTCCCGTTCTTAGCCGCCGCGAAGATCTCATCACGCAGTCGTGCGAGTTCCGGGATCGTGTCCATGCTGATCGACGCGCCGCGCTGGTCGAACATCGAAAGGCGCGACGACACGAGTTCGATAAGTGGGCGCGATACAACCTCGTCGAACTTCTGCGCCGCCTCCAGCTGCATGCCGCGCACGGTCCTAGCCGTCAGGATCTCGTGCCGGTAGAGGCGCGCGATCCATGCCTGCGCACGCAGGCGAAGCGCCTTCCTGACGAGCGTAGACGTATCCGGCTGCGCGGTAATCGACGTCACGCGGCGCCTCCGGCTGCCGGCGCCTTGGGAGGCGTGAACTTGCCCGGGTTGCCGACGCCGAGCTTTTCGGCAAGCTGTCGCCGCATCGCTTCGAGAAGCTTCGTGTCCTTGATGCGCGCCAGACGCTCGATGCCCAGCGTGATCTCGTTGAGCGTGGCATCAGCGCCATCGCCGGGCTGTCCGCCGTCGCGCGGCTGTCCGCCGTCACCGGGCGATGCGGCCGATGCGGGTGACCCGACTGCGCCTCGATCGACCGAGCCGCCATCGCCTCTATCCGCGATGATCTTGCTGGCCATGGCCTGCATCTGCCGTTCGACCGCTGCAGCCGCCTCGCCTTCGACGGCGGCGGCCTCAGCCTCTGGGTCGAAGTCGTCGGCAAAGTCGCCGCTACGCTTGCGTTCTTCGAGGTATGTCCGCAGCGTGATGTTGCCGTCCCGCCGGTCTGACTGTAGCGCCGTGGTTCGGGCCGGGTTGGCAGCCTGCAGCAGCGACGACGCGCGATGCAGCGTCACGTTGAAGTCTTCCGGAAGTGCCTCGCCGACCCACTCCGCCGCGATCTGGTATGCGCGGAAGATCGCCCACTCCATCGCCTCAACCCACTTCTGCGCCTCGCTCTGGTCCTTCAGCTCGGCCCGCATCTCGCCTGTAGCCGTAGCGGCACCAGCCTGCAGCGGCTCGACGGACGCGGCGCGCATGCGCTGTTCGGTCTTGTCGATCTGCTTCGTCGACTGTTCTAGCGAGCTGCCGGCGATCTCGACGAAGCTTAGCTCGGCAGTCTGACTCACCGACAACAGGGTGGCGCCTTCGCCTGTAGAAGGCTTTTGCTCTGCCTCCTCTCGCGTGAGACCTCTCCCGAACAGGACGGGAGACATGCAGAACCGCAGCGCCGCGTCGTGCACGCTCTGCTGGTTCCAGTGCTTCACGTTCAGGTGCGCAAGCCCAAGCAACGGCGGGCGCGACTGCATGAAGCCGATACGCTTCGTGTAGACGACTACCAGCGGGATCTTCCCGCCCGGGAACATGTGCGGGCGTGGTTCCTCGATTAGCGAGAATCCAGACGTATCCCCCTGCCCAGACATCGACATGCGGTCGTTTGCGACCACCGTCATGCCATAGTTTCGCTCCCAAAGCTCCACCGTCTCAGTGGTCCACACGCGAACGCGCTCGACTAGTTCGTCGCCGATGCCGTCCGCCGACGGCTTGTAGGCCCACTCCCGGATGCGAAGCTCCTTGACCACTTCCCGGCCAGCCTCGGTTTCCCACCGCGCGCCGATGAAGTTGTCCGGCTCGATCCGGCTGAAGTATGGGCGGATGCCGGCCGCGTCAGCTTCGTCGGCACGCATCGTCTGCCCGTCAAGCTTGACGGTCGATACGTGATCGACGAGGAACATACCCATGCCCTTGTCGATTGCGTCCTGGTAGATCGTCGACATGAACACGGACAGCGAGTTCCCGCACCTGTCAGCGTCGTCGTTGATCTCTTCAAGGTCTTTCGGAATCTCCCCGACGATAGTTGGCGGCTTCTCGAACGGCAGCGAGGCAATCCGCGCGATCGTCTCGTCGTATACGTTGTAGAGCACTGACGATGCGATGCGCTCCGCATACATCGTAGGGTCCTTCCGCTCCCGTGCAGTCGGTGGCGTATACCGATCCTTCTCGCGGCGCATGCCGTCTGTTCCGTCGCGAAGCGTGCGAGTTAGACGCCACGCGGTCTCCATCTCCTTCCGAGGTCCGCTGAAGATTCCGACTGTTTGACTTCGATTCATATTGCCGCCGAACTAGTAGACCACCATCGGCCCGCCGCTGATTGGGAACTGCTCTGAAATGTAATAGCGGATCGCGTCGGCCCAGTGCGTGCGCCGCATGTCTTTCTTGTCGATGTCGCGATCAGACTTCTTCTCGTCCCAAACTACGCCCTCGAAATCCCTTCTGGTTTCTGGCGCTGAAGACGAGTCCACGAACAGCCTTACCGTGCCATCCGATGACAGAAGCCTAGCGTTGACCGCGTTTACGCTGTCGATAACGCTAGGTGCGCGGTGCGGGACTCGGATCCTGACGTCACCGAACGACTTCTTTAGTTCCGTAGTGACGATGTCCCAGTCCGTCGACTGCGCCGACGTCCTGCGTTGATACCCGCCAGCATCGCCGTAGACGAATACGGACTGCTTGTGCTGCGGGTAGTAAGAAGCCAACGCGCGGCACATGGCCGGCGCGTTGTTGTCGTCTGCTACGTAGTATTCTCGTAGGACGACGGTTGCCTGCGTCTGCTTGCCGTTAGTAGCGGTGTAGAACTGCTCTTGGCAAACCACTGCGGCGCCAGGCGATACGTTGAAGTCGAAGCAGAACACCAACGGCAGGTTGGGATCGTATCGAGTCTCGCGCAGGTGCACCGATTCATCCCACTGGTAGAACACCCGGCCGGCCTGCGTGAGGAAACTGGCCTCGTATTCCTGTTGGAAGCTGCGCGGGTCCAGCGTGCGGCGGGCTTCTTCAATCTCGCGCGGGTGCACGATCTCGGCGGAGGTCCAGTGGAACGCGTCCCGCAGCCGGCTTGGATTCTCCTTCGCCTTAGACCACCCCTCGAAGAAGTGGTTGCGGCCCGCCGGCTTGCCCATGAGAATCGCCCACCCTGGCGCTCTGCCTCGCGTCGACAGCGCCGGCCGTAGCGATCGGTCGTATGCCTCTTGCCTCCAGTATGCGAACTCATCGCCGACGAGGCCGTCGATCGGGATGCCCTCCGCTCTCGTAGGCTTCTCCATCGACAGGAACAGGATCCGGCTCCCGTTCACAAGGTTCAGCTCAAGGTCCGTCTTGTTCTCGCGAGCGACCCATCCTGACTGGCGCAGTCGCGTGCTGATCGGGAGCCACCAGAGCTTCCGCACCATGTCTCTCGTCGGCGCGGCAACGACGTAGGTAGGGTCTGCAATCCTTGGCTCTGGGTTCAGTGCCCCGCGAAACCTCGGCTGCCCGTCCGACCCTACCGGACCGTGCCCTACGAGGATGTAGCCGATCCCGTCCAGTGTCTTGCCGCTTCTTCGGCCTGCTGCGCACCACTTGAACCGAGCTTGCGACGTGCGCATTCGGCGCCGTTCCGGGTGGTCGCGTCTAGCCTCGCGAGGGATCCAGCCGGAAGGAACCTGGATCATTCCTCACCGCCGCCGTCTTCCTCGTCGTCTCCGGGCCGCATGTCGTCCGGCAGAACGGCGCCAGGGTCGCCCTCTTCCGCGTTCTGCACCGACTCGACGAATGCCCGCAGCTTCTTCTGCTGCTCGATCTGGTCGGCCGCGCTGGCGTTTAGCTGCCGCGCCTTGGCCTCGTCGACCGGCGACAGGAACCCGAACTTGCGCTGCAGGATCGTGGCGTATCCAACCCACGTCTTACTACCGTCCTCGATCGCCTGCAGCAGCGCGCGCCACATCTTCAGGTGTGCGCTAGCCTCGGCTCGCATCACTGCCAAGTCGAAAACAGCATCGCGGGAGCGGCGCATATAGAACGCCTGCCGGGTTACTCCGAACGACTCAGCGACTGCCGGTATCGGCATTCCTTCGCCGATCATTCTAAGCGCTTCTGCTTCCTGGTCCTTGGTCAGCAATGTTGTTCGTGGTCTGCCTCGTCGTCATTATCACCCATCGACGAGATATCAGGCCAGCTTTCCAGGCCGAGCCATTGCATCTTGTCGGACGACGTCCCATTGCGGACCCATGATGGAGCGTCCTCAAGTAGACGCCGCAGCCGCAGGTATTCTCCGATCCTCGATTCGAGGGCTATCGCCGCGTCGCGATTAGCGGTAGTGCATCCGAAGCAGATTCTCCGCCGGTCGAGGAACTTGCGCCCGCCGCACTGCTCGCACACTGCCGACGGCTTACCTAGCCTCGCGCGCTCGTTCTCCCAGCACCGAAGGCACACAGTTCCGCCTGACGTCCTGCGGCTACCCTCGGATGTCAGGTCGTGGCCGTTCTTGCACTGCGTGAGCCGTGGTCGGCCCACTTGGCTAGCCCGTGATGACGGAAGCCTGCATGTTGCATCCGACGCCGCTGTTGACGATCGGCGCGTTCGCTGGATCGGCCCACATCGTGGTCGAGCATCCGCCGCCACCGCTAACGATCGGACGTGGCGCTTCCACGGCGAGCGCTGATGCCCTCAGGTTCTCGAGGCGCAGCCACAGGATCACGGCCCACGCTGATACGTCTTCCAGCTCCTGCTGGATCTCTTCAATCAGCGCGGCTGCCGGACGGTGCATTGACTCGTCCTTGTATTCGATGGATCCGGCGCAGAGCCGGTCGTTGACGCGCGCGCCGAACTCGGAAAACTTCGGGTGGTGAAGTGGGTTCATATGTCAGACGGATAACCGAAATATGTCTACCGTGCAAGCCGTGATTGATCGCAAGTGATCGGACGTGTGCCGATGCGGCTGCGCATGCGATCACTAGAGATAGGTCATTGCTCGACTATGATCCTGTAGCATCGCCCGTATGCAAGTGCCCACGGGTCGCTATGGTCGGTGTGCGTCTGCTCGCCAACCGACCACGTCAGGGCGTGCGCCCATTCGTGCAGCAGGGTGTCGCGCATCATGTCGGTCGACGACCGACGAACCTCGATCACGAACCGGAGAGGCTTCCCCCGGTCACAGGTCACGAGAGACGTGCTGCCGAGCAGCCGGCCGGCGATCTTCTCCCGCACGAACACCCGCGCCGGCAGGAGCGGCGGCGCCTCTCGGCGGAGCTTGGCAACCATCTGGCGGAAGGTCATGAGCAGGACTCCAACCAGTTCCCCCGCGGCTCCGGGTCCGTCGCCCCCTTCGCCCGCGTGTAGATGTGCCCCTCCACCGTGATGCGCTCTGGCGACCCGGTGACGACCACCGGATACTGGTGCACGCCGCCGTCTGGGTAGAGCCATGCGACGCCGAATCCGCGCTGCCATCCAGTGGTCGTGCCGTGCATGTAGGCGCGGCCGACCTCGTGCCGGCTGGCCATCGGCGTGCACATCCAGGAAAGGCCCTCGTCGCGCTCGGTCGTGCCGAATGAAAGCGACGCGCGGTGGACGTGGCCCGACTGCCCGCTACGGCCGGCGTCCCGTAGCTCCAGCCGTGCCGGGTCGGCGCCGAGTCTGGTGCCGTGGTGGATGCGGTAGAAGTCCCACAGCAGGAAGCCCGGCTTCGCGTCCTCCTGGCCCTTCGGCGACAGGATGCTGCCGCCCTGCATGAGCCGCACGCCGGCATCGGCAAGCCCTAGCAGATTGTCGATACGTAACTCGTCGAGGCCGGCGATGGCTGGCGCTACGTGCGCTAGGTAGCTCGCCAATCGCGTCGTCGGATCGTGGTTGCCATCTACGACGAATAGATCGCCTTCGTCGCCCAGTGCAGCGCGGACGCGTCGGAACATTGACTTCGCGAACGCTAGTTCATCGGACAGCGGGACCGTCCATCCAGGGATCTTCTGGTGCCGGCTGATCTCGCTGCCGTCGATGTAGTCGCCGTTGACCAGTACACCATTCGGCCGCAGGTCACGGATCGCAGCCAGGAACGCAGAGAACACGAACGGGCAGAGCCATTGCGCGTGCAGGTCGCTGATTGAAAGCAGCAAGTATGGCTTGTGCAGGCGCCGATAGTCTTCCTGGCGCGCTACGTATGGCATAACGTGCCGTTCGTAATACCGAGCGCTGTGTTCTCTCCGGCTCTCGGTCGCGCGATTCGACCGCCATAGCCTCGTGCCGGTCTTGTCGCGCAGTCCGGCTGCCTCGAGCGCGTGGTTCCACTGGCCGAACTGGCGATCGACGAACAGCACCGGGTAGTGCCCGAAATTGTCATACCGACCGCGGCTGATGCTGCGCGTGGCGTGGCCTAGCGGGTTGCTGTCGGGGTCTTCCGCAACGCGGATGATGTCCGAAAGCAAGTCTTCCATCGTCGGCGGCCTCTTCCGCTTACCGGCGAGGATCTGGGCTTGCCTAGCCGCCTCTCGAGCTTTGCGCTCGGCCATCTTCTGCCGCTCGCGCGTGTCCCGCAGCACGCTATCGGGAGCGGCTAGGAACTGGTCGACGACGTCCTTACTGCGTTTCTTCTTCCGCATCGGTCTCCCTTGCGCCGAAGGTTACAGCGCTTCGTAGTGACCGGAGAAGCTGGATGGCGTTTGTCTCCTCCGCCTCGAACTGTTCGCCACAGTTCACGCACTCGGCAAACGCATGCCCGCGCGCGAATACGATCTCCACATCGCGGCATAAGCACTTGCTGCACTGCATCCGGCTAGCCATCCATGCAGTTCCGGACGTGGTTAAGCATGGTGCAGTAGCGCAGGTCGGGTCGGATCGGCAGCAGGACGTGCCGCCAGAAGCTACGCCATGCGATGTGAGTCGCTCCGGCTTTCTTCCGCTCGCCGAATGCGGCGACTAGGGCTAGGACTTCTTTGTCCTTGCACGTCGAGCATCGGACGTCTTTCGTTTGCCCTGCCGCGACGAACCTGGCCACGATGTCGTCGGCCGATCCATTGGCACCCTTCCGCTTCACTTCCGGCGCCCTCGGCTAGGCGATTGCACGTATCGCCATTTTGCGATCTTGGCGGTAGCGGCGACGATCGTCGCGTGCCCGTCGCGGATGACGACGGCGACCGGCCTGCGGATGTCGCGCAGAGGTTCGTCGGTCTCGGCCGTGATTACCCATGTGACGGTTTTCCGCATGGCTCCGAATCCTACCATTGGGAATCCATTGTTCCCAATCCGGGAATCGGGAATTCCCACACCAGCGCACACCCTGGAACCGGGCTCTGCCAATCTGGTTACGTAACCCGCCGATGATCGCTATCTTTCGCAAGCAGATGGAACCGTAGCGTCCGCCATGGTCCGCCGGACGCTTTTCGGACGCTTGCTCCTGTGCATGTTCCACACTGCGCCCTGCCAAGGATCCGTCACTGACCCACCTCCGGCGCCAGCCACGACCAGTCGCCCGGCTGGTGCGCACTGGCCAACAGCTGCTGCCAGATGCTGACGGCCTGCGCGTTCTCGGGCTCGTGGCGCAGGACGACGGCAACGGCGAGGCTCATGCCGAAGAAGTTGAAGCTCTCATCCCGCAGCGTGTCGATTGCCGTCGAGACAGGGCGCTGCGGCTGCGACTGCCATCGGTCGCCAACCTTACGCCATGCGTCGCGCAGCACTGCCTTCGCGGCCCTGAGCGCCGACGTGCGGCCGTTGGGCGCGCCGAAGGTTTCCGAGGCGAGGTCGAGGCCGTAGGCTCCGACAGCCTGCTGCCAGCAGATCCACCATTGGCCGGGGCCTAGGCGCGGGTCGTCGGTGCGGATGTCCCAGAAGTCCTTGCCGGTGAACGCCGGCAGGTAGACCTGCTGGATGCGGCCGATGGCGCGGGTGCGCACGCGCTCGGCGAGGGCGCGATCTTCGAGGTTGTGCCACAGGTGAACGGCCAGCAGCATCGTCCAGCCGACCGCGCGGGCGGCATCTGGGCCTGACGTGATCCAGAACTCATGGCCGGGGCCTGGAAGAACTTGGCTCATCAGGAACAGCCGCGCCTGTTGCGACAGCTCAGACTGTAGCGCTCGGCTGCCGGTGACCCTGGCAGCGGCGACGCATGTATTGTAGAGCCAGTGCTCGGAGTCCGGCCCCCACCAGCCGGATGCGTCGGATGCCTCGATGCCGCGGGCTTTGCCGAGCAGGTTGTGGGTCGACTGCTCGTGCGGGCGGCCGTGCCAGAACTGGACGGCGAGCACCTCGTTCGGGTCCAGCGGCGCACCGTCCGGCCGGCGGTGGTGGCACGGCCGCGCGGCGAGCTTCAGCGACGACAGGTAGGCGACCTTCTCGGGGCCTGGCTCGACCATGCACTCGCCAGCGACGAACACCTGGTCGCCCTGCACGCCGCTGTCGGCCGAGTTCTTGTTCGGGCCACTCACGGCGTCGTCGAAGTTGCGCGCGCGAGCGAGTGCCGTCGGCCAGCGGTCTTGCGTCCACTGCTGCTGGTCGATGTCGGGCATGAGGCGCGGGTTGCCCTGGCCCGCCCACAGCTGCGAGATGCCGACCGCGCAGGTGGTCATGTTGACGGCGGCCGGGACGGTCGACAGCCAGCGGCCGGCGTCGGGGACGTGGCGAGTCCATGCCACAACGATCGGGACCGCTCGGCCCTGCCCGTCGGCGAACCGCTCGCCGGCACTGGCGATCTGGTGGCCGAACACCATGCCGTCACCGAACGCGAAGGCGATGCCACCCGCCGGCACGGTCTCCTGCACGTCGGGCACGGCGGGGTTGCTACTGACCAACAGCACCTCGCCGTGCATCAGCCACGGTTCCTCGGGGCGCCAGTCGAGCCACGCGTCGGCCAGGAACGTGCGGCCCAGGCGGCATCGCAGGTGCACGTTCCAGGCGGCCCCGTCGACCTCAAGGCCGATGATCTGCATCGGGACGCCGCCGCAGGTAGCCCATCCGCCGAAGAATCCTACGGGGTCACCAGGGAGCCCCATGTCGGGCCGTGGGGTGAACACGGCGTTGTCGAGATCGACCGTTGTCACCTCGCGTTCACCCAAGAGCAGGCGTAGGTCGACCGCCCAGGTGTCGCGGCCGGTGCGGCGGCCGAGCACGTAGCGGGTGCCGTCGAGCAGGACTCCCGAGTCCATGGCCGGGCGATGGTCTACGGTGGTGCGCACCCAGCCGTCGAACGGGAGGTGGCTATGGTTGGCTACGCGGATCATGCGCCACTCCCTGCGGCTGCGAACATCAATACGAACCACATCGCGAGGACCGCGACGACGAAGAAGTTGGCATCATCCCTAGCGGCATCCCGCTCGGCTTCCAGATCCGCGCACCGCTGGGCGTAAGCCATCATGGCCTGTTCTGTATCGTCGAGTTTCTCGGTCATGGTTTCTGGCTCCTTTTCTGTTCCGCCAGCCTCCGCTTCCGTTCCCGATCGCGCGTCTGGCGGCACGTCGTGCACATGCGCCTACCGTAGCAGTCTACGTAGATGGCGCCAATATTCCTGATCGGGTGTCCGCGCTGGCAGTGCGTCGTCGCCGGGTTGCGGAAGTTGAAGGCTCCTGGGTAGCCGGTCATTCTTTCCCGATCGCGTGGTTGTCCATGCCGCCCGATCCTACCGCGACGGCGTCGGCTTGGTAGGGGTAGAGCTTCACCGACAGTGCTCGCAGTTGCAGTTGTCGTCGTGCACGGCCCCCGCCACATCCTTCTTCGTAGGCACTGGCTTCGCCTGCAACACTCCGCCGCGGATCACGCCGACGGCGACGGCTGCGATCTGCTGGACCGCATCGCACGGGTCAGCCTCGCCGCACTCCTTGGCGATGTTCTCGATCGCCTCGATGGCCCGCTCGACGACGGCGCACTCGCGATCGGACAGGCCCAGACGTTCGAAGGTCGCAGGGCTCACTGGTGCCCCAGCCGCTCGACATGGTCGAACCTTCGGAAGTCGGTCATACTCTCGATCCTACCGACACAGTGCCCACGATTCTAGATGCGCCTTCCGGACTTTGTTTGCGTCCCAGTCGGTAACTACTACAAGGTAGATTGTAGATCTTACAAAAGACCGTGTAATTCTTACAAGGTTGGCAAGGATGGCGAGGCCAGTCGATTACCGACTGTTGACGTAATGAGAAAGTTTTGACGTAATGAGAAGCGTAAGTGTGTGTACTATAGATAGTTACCCATTATAGCATTATCACTATACTACCTAACACCTTCTCTCTCTCTACTCTAGGTGTGTACGGATCCATTGACGTAATGACGGTAATGGGCAAGTAGGGCACGTCTAACGAGTTGCGTCGTTCATTACGTCAAATCTGCATCTTGACGTAATGGTGACGTAATGACGGAATGAGATTCCGACGCGTCCTCAGCCGAACGAAAGTGCGCCCCGACGTATACCGTCTTGGGGCGACCACCGGGCAATCCTTCCCTGCTCGACACCTGCTCGACCACTACCTCGCCGCTCTCGACGAGGGTCTGCAGGATGTCCTTCCTGTCGGATCTGCGCAGCCACTGCGTCCCTCTGGTGAGGACGTGGGTCGAGATGCCGGCAGAGCCAGCGTCGACGACGAGCCTACGGACTCGCTTGACTAGCGACTCCTGCTGGCTGTCGCTCACCCTGGAATCCGCTTCTGCCGCCATGCGCTCAAGACACCATACCACAAGATCGTTTGCCCATCGAATATCTTGCTCCCCGATCGGCCTCGTCGGGTCTTCCGAGGCCGTACGGACGCACGCCACCTTCGCGACATGCTCACCCATGCGGACCCAAAGATCGGAAAGAGGGTCCCCATCGCCGCGAAGTCGAGCTATCCTGCGGTCGTTCTCCTCTAGGATCGAGTCCATGAGTTCGTCGGCCGCGTCGTCGATGCCCAACGTCATCATCGGCTGGCCGACAGACGAAATAGCCGGCAGAGCGTTTTCTGGCGACAGCATCGCACTAACCTCCTGCATCCGGTCGACGATCTCCTGCGGCGGCTCAGCCCTGCCCACCTTGCGCCGTGGCGGCTGGTCGGCGTCGGCGAAGAACACCAGGAATCGGTTGAGGAATCCGTCCGACACCGCTCCGCGGTCGAGTGCCGAGAACAACTCTTCCGGGACACCGGTGCCGTAGATGCACAGGTTTGGCTGTTCAATCGGGGTCGGGACGTGCAGTTTCCTGTCGGCGTATCCAGGCGGTAGCCAGACTGCATTCGCGACCGTGAACAGCTGCAGCAGGTAGCGCTTGAGTCCCTTTATGTGCGGCGGCACCTGCTTCCCCGACATCACGTCGAGAACCTTGGTGAACTCGTCGATGTAGCACGCGTGCGACGGTTGTTCCATCAAGGCGGCACGCAAGCCCGAGTCTGACTTCCACTCGCCCGGACCAACGAACCGCTCCAGCCGTGCCCGGCTGAGGAGGAGGTTTGGCAGCTTGATCGATGGATCTTTCCCGCACGCGGTCTTGCCGATCCCGAGCATGTAGAGGTTTGTGCGTAGGTCGGTAGGTGTCGATACGCGTCGACCGCACACGGCTCCCATGGTCGCTAGTGCGGATGCCAGGCACATGGCAGGTTGCTGGCGGGTGGACGCGTCGAGCATCCATGATGCGATGGAACCGACCAGTCCGGGGCAATTCAGCAGCTCCGCCGGGAACGGGCGACCAGACTTCGGCGCGGGTGCCGGTTCGGCCAGTTCGGCCGGGACGGCCACACTTTCGACAGCTGTCTCTTCCTCGGCGCTCGGCGTGTAGCCTGCCTCAGAGGCGTAGTGGAACAGGGTGCCGAGCGTGATCTCGCTGCCATCCATGCGGAACTCACGGATCGAGTTCCACTGGTAGAGCTGATCTTTCTCGCGGTATTTTGGCGACGTCTGCGACCACTCGGCCCACAGGTCGAATGCCTGCTCCTTCGCCCCAGTGCTCTTAAGGGCCATGCCAACTCGGATCCACGTGTCGCGCGGGTCGCTGTCGAGGAACGATAGGGCCCGCTGGATCGCCGCCACCTGCCGCATGTCAAGAGGCATCACACGCAGGCTGTCGGCACCTCGCTGGCTGCTACCCTTCGCACGCGTTCCTCGCTGCCGTTCTTCGAGCACGAGGTGGCGGACCCACGCCGGCATCGGGGCGAGGTCGGTGGTGCCATCCTCGCCGACGTCGAACGGGTCGCCGATCACCCAGTCGCGGCCGGGTGAGTTGGGCGACGGAACGACGATGTATCCACCGTCCGATCGAACGTCGATCCCGCGCCTGACGATGTCGGTCCCGCACTGAGCCGGCGGGTCGGTAGCCATGTAGACGTAGTGCCTCCCGCCTCGTGGCGTCGATGCGATCAGCCCGCAGCCGTGGGGGCCGTAGTCGTCGCACAGCCCTGAGAACGCGGCGATGCCGTCTTTGACTCCTCCGCCCTTGTCCTGGCCGATGTCGAGGTCGATAACGCAGATGCCAGCCGCCCCGCAGGCAACGCCGATCTGCGCGTCGGGCAGGTTGCGCCACCACGCGATGATCTGGATCTCGTCCGTTGTGGCGTCGAAGAACCCGCGCGGAGTGTGCGGAGTCTTGTCGGCCCGGCATGGGAACACCGGCCATCCGCGGACGGCGTAGCGAAGTGCGGCGTCGAGAGCCGAGGTGAACGTGTCCGCCATGAGTGTCAGCCTACAGAATCAAAACGGAATGTCTTCTAGGCTACCGTCGACGGCTACGGGGCCGTCGAACTCGTGCAGTCCCGCATCGTTGTGTCCGAGGCGCACTCCGCGCAACTCGGGGTATTCGCCACGCATATCGACGGTTACGCCGAGCACGGGTCGGAGCTCTCCGGACTCTTGGCGAACCAGCGCCTCCTGCACCGTGGCCGGGACAGGAAGGTTCCCGCCCCTAGCTACCCACCACTGGCCGGCCTTTACCTTGGCGTAGCCGTCATGTTCGAAGCAGATCCATTCGCGAACTCGTCGAAGGCCGGATAGGTAGCTGACGCACATGGACAGCGGCTTCCGAGGCTTCTCCCACTCCTCATACGTGACGTGCTCAACGTCCCACTTGTCGATGGCTGGTCCTGGAGCTACCAGGATCGGAGCGTCGCCTGGTATCTCGGCATGGCGCGGACCGGCGTCGTCCAGCACGGCCCACTCGAACTCGCATTCAGGGCACACGCGGACCTGTATCGCCACCAGGGTCTGGCAGTTCGGGCACTCGCGAGCCATGACGGCGCCCTGCCCAGCCTTCTCGCCCGGCTCCCTAGGTCGGACGTTGTTAAGCGGCCCATGGCGCAGGACGTTCGATCCGAAGTCGAGGACAAGGCAATCCTTTTTGCCCTCGGCGCGTCGGAGTCCTCGGCCCACCATCTGGACGTAGAGCCCTGGCGAACATGTCGGCCGCAGCAGCGCGATCAGGTCCGTCTGCGGCGCGTCGAACCCAGTCGTCAGGACATTGACGTTGACGACGGCACGGATCGTTCCAGCGCGGAACTCGGCGACGATCCGGTCGCGTTCACCTGGTGGCGTTGTGCCGAACACGGTCGCGCACTTCACGCCGTGGCCATCTAGTTCGTCGGCTACCGATCTGGCGTGATGGACGCCGCAGCAGAACAACAGCCACGACTTCCTATCGTGCCCTCGCTCGACGACCTCGCGGACTGCGCGCGGGACGATGTCGCCCTCCATGGCGGCATGCTCAAGTTCCTTGGCGACGAACTCACCGGCCTGTCGATGGACGGAGGTTGTGTCGATGGTCGCCTTGGTTCCCTTCGATATGACCGGCGAAAGGTATCCGTCCTCGATCAGTCGAAGCAGGTCGCAGTCGTATGCGACACCATGGAACAGCCGGTCTTTCCCGCCGTCGAGTGATCCGCTATCGGTGCGGAACGGAGTCGCGGTAAGGCCGACGACGCGCAGCTTTGGGTTCATCGACAGTAGCCCGTCGAGGAACGCCCGATACATCCCTAGTCCCTTCTTTGGAACTAGATGCGCCTCGTCGATTATGACGATGTCGGCCCATCCGATCTTGGCCACTTTATTGTGCACCGACTGAATGCCGGCGAACAGAACATGCGCATCGTGTTCGCGCTTGCCGATGCCTGCGGAGTAGATGCCTGCTGGTGCGCCTGGCCAGCACCGGAGCATCTGCGCGTGGTTCTGCGCGATCAACTCCTTTACGTGCGTCAGGATGAGGATGCGCTCGCTTGGCCACTGCGACAGCACGCTGTGCACGAAGCCGGCGATTATGAGCGACTTGCCCCCGCCGGTTGGCACGACTACGAGCGGGTTCCCGCTTTTCTCGCCGAGCCACGAATAGACTGCGTCGATGGCAGCGGTTTGGTAGTCTCGCAGGGTGACAGCCAGCGGTGAGACCACGAGTGGGGCCGTCATCGCCTCCCCATCCACTGCACAGAGTTACCCGCGGTCTTCCAGTGGTCGAGGATGCGGCGGCGAGCGGCGGCGCTGCCGAATCCGTATATCTCCCGCTCGCCCTTGTGGCCACCGCAGCACACGCGGCATCCATAACCACCATTGATCACCGACAGGGCGTAGTGGTCGCCATTGGGGCACGTGCAGACAAACGCGGTGTCATCCAATCCTTCGCATCCGTCGTAATCGAAGAACACGCCGATGCCAACTAGCCCGTCGGTGAGGTTGTTGACCTGGTGCCAGTCGATGCCTGCACCGACGATGATGCCGTGGCTGTCCCACCCCGACTCAATGACCTTCTCGTGCGCGGCCTTGATGATGTCGTCGTCGAGCTGCAGGAACGGCTTCACCTCCACCAGCAGCGGAACGGGGAACCGCAAAACAAAGTCTGGGATGTACCCTTTGAGGTCGATGGGCTCATAGTCGGCGTGCCAGCCGAGCGCGGCGAAGAACGCCGCCCATCGCGCCTCTAGACGGCTCCGGTACTGGATGCCGTCCCACATGGTTGGGATCGCCTGCGCAGCCATCAGAACAGCCGGCCCTGCTTGCTCTGTTGGACCGCCGATCTCAGGTTTGCGCAGGCCTGCTCGAAGTAGCTTCTCTTGAGTTCGACGCCGACGAAGCTGCGCCCGTTCTTCACAGCCTCGAATCCCTCGCTTCCGATACCAGCGAATGGCGACAGGACTAGGTCCCCTGGTCTCGACCACAGCCGAAGGGCTCTGCGGATAACCTCAAGCTGTAGCGGGCAGATGTGCCGCTCGTCCTGTTCCTCACGCGCGCTCGCACCCTGCAGCGTGTCGGACGGGTTTATGTCCATCCACACCGGAGAGGCGTATTGCTGCCATTCTCCGACCGGGAAGGTGTCGTTCGTGTTGCTGACAGGATCGGCGTTCTCACCCGGCTTCCGCATCGTGACCAGGTAGTCGGCGATACCCTGCCTGCTCATGCACGAGTCCTTCTTAAGCTGCTTGTGCAACAGCCCGAGCGCCTTCGTGCGCTGCATCGCGGTCACCGGATCCTTCCAGATGCAAACCTCGCTATGGTAGATCCAGCCAAGGTCGACGAACATCCGGATCAGCTCTCCGCGGAAATCTCGAATGCCTATCACACCGTCACGAACCTTGCTCGTCGGCAGGTTCATGCAGTGGAACGACAGCAGCCTGCCCGGCTTCGTGACGCGCAGAAGCTCTGCGACCAGGAATCCGAAGTGCTCCATGAACTGCGCGTCGTCCACGCAGTTGCCCATGTCCCGATCGCTGGCGCTGTAGGTGTAGAGCGACGCGAACGGCGGCGAGAACACGGAGTAACCGATTGAGTCAGATGGTAGCCTCCCGACCACCTCGACGCAGTCTCCTAGGTGCATTGTCCACTGGCCTTCTGAAACCGTATTCTCTGTGTATGTCGTCATGGTCCTGTGTGTTCCTTGGATCTCCTGGCGCGTGATGTCTGCCATGTGCTCGACCATCCGCGCCGCCATTTCTTCCGCGTCCCGCTCCTTGCGCTTTACGTTGTCCAGCGTAGCGCCTTCCGTGCTCGCCGTGACGATGAACACGTCGACAGGGCTCTGTTGCCCGAACCGCCAGCAGCGGCGCACGGCCTGATACAGCGCTTCATAGCTGTCGCTGAGCCCGACGAACACCATGCGATGGCAAGATTGGAAGTTCATGCCGAGCGCAGCGATCTTTGGCTTTGTGACAAGGACGCGGGTGCCCCCATTCGCGAAGGCAAGTAACTCTGACTCTTTCGTCTCGTTCGTGTCACTACCCGCGACCTGGATCGCCCCGTCGATCGAATCGGCGAGGGCATCCCCCTCGTCGTTCAGGTCGCACCAAACCAGGCACTGCTCATCTCCAGATGCCAGCCGTGCGGCCTCGGTCACCCGGTCGTCGATGCTCGCCCTTCGCGCCTTCCTGCGATCGTCGAGGGACGGGCTTGCTACGTCGAACAGCATCCCGGCCTTGAGCGGGCTGGCCTTGACGATGATCTCGTGCATGCGAAGTTCCGGCAGCTTGAATCCGTCATCCGAAAAACCAAGGTCGCTTGGCTTTCTGACCATGACGGCCCACGAGCACAGCCACCGCCAGAAGTCTGCCTCGGCATGGCCCTTCAGTCGCCACTGCGAGGTATCTCCGCCGTCGTGGACGAAGAACATCGACAGCATCTCAACGCGCGACATCGCGCCGACGAACTCGGCATGGTTACCTAGTTCCATGTAGTCGTTCGGAGCCGGAGTAGCGGTGCACGCCAAACGGTATGGTGTCGCTGAAAACCGCTCGATAACCTCGTTCCGGATCGCCCCGGTGAAGTTCTTTAGGATGGAAGACTCATCGAGCACCACGCCGACGAACGAATCGGCATCGAAGTGCTGCAGCATCTCGTAGTTAGTGATGCAGATTTTGTAGCGTGCGCAATCCGCCTGAGTCCTGACAACGCCGACGCCTGCCATCCCGAACTTAGCCGACTCGCGCACTGTCTGCGCAGCAACGGCCAGCGGCGCCAGGATCAGAACTTTCCCATCCGCGTAGTCACAGACGAGCCGCGCCCAGTCGAGTTGCATAGCGGTTTTTCCGAGGCCACAGTCGGCGAACAGCGCCGCGCGCCCTCTCCTGCACGCCCATCTGACTAGCGCCTTCTGGAATGGGAACAACGCGTCGGACACGCCATCGCCAGGGTCGAACCCGGTCGGTCTGTCGCACCTTTGTTTCCCGGCTAGGAAATCAACGTATGTCATGCTTACACTCCGTGTGGGATGGTCAGTTGGGCTTCGGGGAAGAGGGTTGGCGTCACAGGATCACCGTAACGTGCTCACTGGCACGCGTGACCGCGGTGTAGAGCCACTCTTTTGCGGTCTCTCGGAACATGCGGGACTCGTCGACCACTAGGACACGTCGCCACTGGCTGCCCTGGCTCTTGTGGCAGGTGACTACGTAGCCATAGTCGAAGAACAGTGTGTCGTCTCCCATCCACGGCGCATCCCCTGTCACACCCATCAGGTAGTGCGTCGACACAGATCGAGACTTGATGTCGCCGTCGTGGTCGAACGTCACCAGCAGGTCGCCAGGGCGCGTCTTGATGTCAACGACGGTGACTTGCTCGCCGTTCATGATCCCAGCCGCGCGGTTGTTGCGGAGGCAGATCAGCCGGTCGCCGATCACCGGCATCGGTTCGGTCAAGCCAAGGCGCGTCCGTATCCTCTGATTCCAGTTCCGACGCGTAGCGTTCCTCCCAACGATCACCTGGTCGAAGGACAGCAAGTCGAGCGATGCGAGTTCCGAAAGTGGCCGAACAACGCTCTCCTCGTACGTCCCAACGCGAAGGCGTTCACCCATCCGGACAGCGGTTGCGATGTCGAGAATGCCACACCCTTCCTGCTGGCGGTGAATCTCCGTCAGCAGCACGTCCGGCTCGTGATTGGTGAAGTAGCCACCGTCGCCGACAGGTGGCAGTTGCGCCGGATCGCCGAGCACCAGGATTGGGACGCCGAACGAAGCCAGGTCTTCGCCAAGCGATTTCCCGACCATGCTGCACTCGTCGATGATGACGAGCGACACGCCGTTCAGCGCGTGGTCAGCCCGGATGAACTCGACTCGGCCGCCGACCCGAACCGGCTTGTAGATCAAGCTGTGGATCGTAGACGCCCCGTGGCACCCCTTGTCGCGCAGCACGCTGGCGGCCTTGCCGGTGAACGCGGCGAACGAAACATGATTGCCACTCGCCCGAATTGAGTCGGCGATGAGTCGCGCGATCGACGTCTTGCCCGTTCCGGCGTAGCCGAAGAGCCGGAACACCTGCTTCTGCCGAAGCGTGAACCAGTCGCGCACAGCTGCGCACGCAGCGTCCTGTTGCTGGGTCAGGGAGATCACTGGGTGACCCCGTCCTTAACCACCGATCCATCCGCAAACTGGTAGGTAATCCGGCGCACCTCAACGCGTGATACCGACGCGTTGACCATCTGTGGGATGGTCAGGTGATCGGCGCACCCGCGCCTCTGCGCTAGCCCGTCGAGAACCTCGTCGCGATGCTCGCAGAACCACGTGCCATCTTCGCGCGGAGTGCTGGACAGGCACGTCCTGCAGTTGCGCTCTGGCATCTTCGTGCCGTGGCACAGGTCGAAGAATTGGCATGGCCACCGCTTGCCGTCCTGGCTGACGTATACGCAAGGAGGCGATTCGCGATCCATGCGCACCGCTGGCACGTTCGACTCGACGACGCCCCGCGCGCGTTCAACGATCGACTCAGCCGTTTTGCGGTCGAGCTTGACGATCTCGGTATAGATCTCGTCGTTGTCCTTGCACACTGCGATGTAGAACGCTCGCTCGATGCCGCGTCCTAGCATGTAGGCTTGCATTTGTGCCCAGTGCTCCGGCTTCGCAGACTTGACTCTCTTCTCTTGCAGCCGGCCGAAGCTCTTGGCGTTGTGCGTCTTGACTTCTAGGACGTGGTCGCCGTCAGACTCGATGAGCCCGCTAACGATCCCGTCGAGTCCACCGCCAACGTGCGGCGCCAGCGAAACGCGGAACTGCTCGCACGTGTTCGGGTCACGGTCTAGCACCGTAATGCCAGCTGCGCGCAGGTCGTCGACGATCCACGCTTCCTCGCGCGACCCGCGATCGAACAGTCTCAGCATCTTGCCGGTGTGCTTTGGGTCGGCAGCCCAGCGGAACGACTGCCACAGGTAGCGGTCGCACTTGTGGCCGATGATGCTCGCGCCGAGGTGGTCTCGACGCCAGTCGTTGTCGCTACCCGGCGCAGCCGATGCTGCACGCTGCTCGTAGGCAGCGTGCAGCGCGTCGGCTGTGCATGGCGTCTCGAACGAGAAGGAGGCCACTATGCCCCCTTCTTTCCTTCCAGGAAGTCGAGGACTTCGGACTGCGCCTTGCCGGACGCGCCACGGAAGGCACGCACCAGCGCCAGGAACCGGCCACCCTCGTCGGCGCCGGCCATGGCGGCGGCCGACCTGCGAACCAGGTCGACACGATCGGGAGTGTCGCCGTCGATCGCAGCGATCGCGCGAAGCCTGTCCAGAACGAAAAGCGGTGGATCTTGTGGCTTGTCCATATCGCTCCTCACTTCTTCCACGGGGCACGGGTGGCGGCGGGAGCGGCCTGCGGCGCTGCCACTGGCTTCGCAGCCGGGACGGACGTCGTCTCGCCCGACAGCGGCTTGTAGTCAACCACGTCGTTCCCGGCGTCATACTTGTCCGTCGCCGGCTTGGTCTTCAGCTTCACCAGTAGCTCGGCACCGAGCAGGTCGTCTACCGGCCCAATCTGCAGCTTGCCGATGGAATGGCAGATTGCCGAAAGCTTGCTACGAGCGATGTCCTGCGTCTTCTTGCTCGTCGGATGGTTGATGCACAGGTAGTTGTAGACCACCCGGCCGGCGTGGTCGTGCTGGTCCATCACGCGATGCTCGATCTTGAGCATCTCGCCGGCAGTCTGGCTGACGACGATTTCCGCCTTCGTGATCTGGCACGGATACCAGCCGGGGGGAAGCGGATCGAACGCGGTGGAGGGGGAGACGTTGGTTGCGTCAAAGTTGAGGTCCATTATCTTTTCTCTTGCTTTGGTTGTTGGGGTTGGTCAGTATCACGAAGCAGACGGCATCGCTGCCACGAACGCATCCCATTCGAGCGGCAGTTCTTCCGGAAGGCCATAGCGATTCTTGGCCTTCCACGTAGCGCGTTCGACGGTATGCATGACGCGCGTCCCGTCGCTGACGCCTCGGCGCCGTTCGCTTCCCTGCGGGCCGCTGGAGACGGTCTTGACGCGCTGGTTTGCGAACAGGATGCAGTCGGCCCAGTCGGACACCGTCGCATCCGCGTGCTTGTTCAGCCGCATCTGGTAGCGGTCGAACGGATCTGTCTCCGGAGGTTCGAACCGGACGACTGCGCTGTGCGCGACGAGGACGACGGACATACCTTTCTGCTCGCGTAGGTAGTCGAGCTGGGTGAGCAGGTTCCGCCATTCTGCAGCGGCGAGGACGTAGCCCTTGCCGAAGCCGAAGTCTTCAATCGTCTTCTTTCCAGCCTGCGCGCAGACGTGTGCCCACAGGAGCGGCTCGAGCTTGTCGAGAGAGTCGACAACGACCGTCTCGTATTCGTGGTCTTCCTCGCACAGCGCGGTCAGCGAGTCAATGACGTCGCTGTATGACTTCGGCTGCGGGAACGCCGGCACCTTGAGTTGGCCGAACCCGTCTTCGACGGGGATGAAGATCGGCGACGGCGCCGCGGCGGCAAAGGTCGTCTTGCCGATGCCGGGAACGCCGTAGAGCACGATGCGCGGCGGCCCCATCGTGGAACGTTTGATGTCTGCTAGGCTGAGTGCCATTGGTTTCTTGTGGGTTGTTGTTGGTTACGTGAGATTCCCGCCGCCGACCGTCCATCCGATCCAGAGGAAGACGGCAGCGAGGAATAGGAAAATGCCTAGGTCGGACACGGAGTTAGTTTCCGTCGCCTTGGCCTGTTGTTGCTTCTGTTGTGTCATGTGTGAATCCTTGCCTTGCCTTGCCTCGCCTGGCCGCGCCCCGCCGTGCCTTGCCGCGCCGCGCCCAGCCGGGCCTTGCCGGGCCCTGCCACGCCGTGCCGCTGAATGTCGTATTGCTCCCGCTCCGCAGCCCTCCGATCGGCTATCTGCATCATTAGTTCCGCATGGTCCCGCGCAGCCGGAAGGCCGTAGCCGCGCGATGCCATGGCCATCAGTTGGGGCCGTGGGTCAGTCATTTCCCTTGTCCCCGTAGCCGTAGAGGAGCAGTTCGTAGTGCAACCGGCACCCGCGGCCGTCGTCTCCATAGCCGCCGTCGAAGGACTCCTCGACGATCATGGTCCATTTCTCGACTCGGACGCGTAGGAAGTCGCGGTCGACGCGGCTGCGCTCAACGACCGCGTCGGCCCACTCCGCATCCGGAAGGACTGGCATGGTGGCGGGGTATTCGATGCCGTAGGCGATGTCGCCAGCATCGACGGCGCAGAATCCGTCGTCGGACGGCCCCCACTCGCCGCATGCGACATCGGCAATCAGCATCGCTCGCCTCGCACGCAGAAGCGCTTGGCACCTCACGCCGCTAGCGTTCTTGACTACTTCATCGCGCAGCATCTTGGATGCGGTTTCCCGCGCGGACTGGAAGGCGCTCATGCGCGGCCGTCCTGCGCCACGGCGCGGTCAGGGTCGGTCAGCGTGCGGAACGCCAGCGTCAGAGCCGAGCTGACGGCGGCCGAGACGCTGTCCCGTGCTGTGCTCACGTGGGCCGCAAGCTGCCCACCGTCGTGGCTCTGGTGCGGGGATGCCCACACGGCCCGCTCGATGACGTCGATCTCTGACCGGACGGCCTTCAGGCGATCCGCTATGTTCTCGTAGTTGTCCGCTATGTTCTTGTAGTTGATCACGGATACACCTCCCGGCCGTAGCACTCTCGAGAGCAGTAGGTTGGCTCTCCCTCGCCATCCTCGCCCATGGGCTCACCGCAGATCCAGCACACATCGCCGAGTCGCGGGGCGGCGTTCTTGACAGCGTCGTCGATCCAGCCCTGGTCACCGGACGCGATGGCGTCGCGCAGGTAGCTCTTGACGAATTCGTGTGACGGGCCGCAGTGTGGCCAGAAGGCCTCGCACCTGGCCAGCGTCTCGGCCGCTTTCGTCTCGCTTGTCGTGGGTGTCATCGCTTTTCGTCCTTGGTTTCGTTGGTTCGTTGGCTGGCACAGTGTGACACGCTACCTATCGGACGTCAAGCTTCCACCCTTTATTTTTTTTGGCACACTCGCTACGGTAGCACCATGCGAGCACGAACACTCGACGATCTGCTTTCAGCTACAGGGCTTACGCACTCGGCCATCTCGGAGAGGTGCCGCGTCCATCGGTTCGTCCTCTACCGTCTCCGCCGCGGGATGTTCCGCACCGCCCGCCGGCCTACCGTCGCCAGGATCGCGAAGTCGCTCGGTGTGTTCGACATCGTCGTCGAGCGGGCGATCCTCGCTAGCTGGCGGGACGCGCGGCGCGTTGGCGACCCGGTCTCCTAGGCACTCGGCGCCGAGGTTCATGGCAGCGTCACCACGCGCAACTCCCACGTCTTGCGCTTCCCAGCATCACCGACCTTTCGGTATCCCCACACCTCGAACCTGGCCGGCGACGCAATCCATGCTGCGATGCGAGGCTCGGCAAGCGCCTTGGCGACTCGCGCGGATACGTTGCTGCCCGAGGTGACCTGGACGCCCAGTGGACCGCCCGGTCCACCGTCCAGGACCACGATGTCGATGCACCCGAACAGGTCGTGCCGAACCCTGGCGTATGGGTTCCACCGCTCGACCACCTGAGCATGCCACCCTTGATTCTTGCAGTGGGCTAGTGCTCGCTGTGTAGGACTCACTGCCGCACCCCACTGCGCCGGTAGACAACGTTATCCCATGGCTCCGGATGCCGGACCCACGGCGGGGCACTTTCCATGGCTACGCGTTGCGCCAGCTTGGCCGCTACGTCGTCGATTCCCGCTACCGCGACGCCATTCCTAGCCAGCATCTTGCGCTCGTAAGATCGTTGGTTGCTCTCACGCCTGCATTGCTTGCACGTCCGCTTTTCCCTCGTCCCGATGATCTCGGCGTAATAGGAGTCAGGCAAAGTAATGTCGTGCCCTCGTTTGCACACGGTCTTATCTGCAGTGCGCATCTTCGCGGCTGATCTGCTGGCGTCCTTGCACGCTTGGCAAATACGTGACCTCCTGCCGCATGGCCTTGTCTGGATGTAGACCGAACCTGGCAACGTCAGGTCGTGTCCGGCGCGGACGCATCTTGTGCGCTTCATGGCTGCACCTCCTCAGCCAGCACGACGGCACGGATTGCCGCCTCGGCGATGCTCCAGTCGCTGTTATCCGTTATGGTCCGTTGCTTGTTGATCGCCGATGCCATGACGGCGACGTGCCGGTGGAACGCAGCCGCGACCATCACCGTCGGGGTGTCCCCGAGCCTCATCACCCGCATGGCTCCGCGGCATGAGGCATCGTGGTAGACGATCCAGACGCCGGGTGCAGGGTCAGCCCAACGCTGGTCGACGGGGACGTATCGACGGCCGACCTTGCGGTAGAGCTTGTCTACGCGGCTCACTTGCCACCTCCGCGCAGTGATCGGACGAGCTTGTTCTCCATCACGACCAACTGCGTGCGCAAGTCGGCCTCCACCTTCGATGCGCGGGCCAAATCCTCGCGCAGCTTGGCGCGGAAGCTATCGGCTCCCATCTTCGCAGCCTCGGCCTCGGCGAGCTTGGCGCGCAGGTCTTCGTTCGCCTTCCCGCGCGCCAGCGCCTTCCGATACCAGTAGTCCGCCGAGTTCCCATGGATCTCCATGGCGCCGATCTTGTCGTCGGTGCGCGCGACATCGGCACGCAACTGCTCGGCATCAGCCCGAAGCCGCTCGACCTCGGCCTGCGCCTTGGCGGCGACGGCGGCGAGGGAGCGCATCAGGGCGGCGGCGGTGTCGACCTCGGACGGCGCGAGCACCACAACGGCATCGTGGTGCGGGTCGAACCCGGACATCGCATGCCGCTCCCACGCAGCGATCCGCGCCTCAGCGTCTGGCGCGGTCACATGAGCCCCGCGGCGATCATCGCCCTCACCATCGTCGGCGTCGGCGCGTCCGATCGCGTTCGGCTGATCTCGCTCGGCTGCTGCGGACTCGCCTGTGGCTCCGTCGGCGCGATCCCCTTCCGTGACATCCACGCCACCAGACTCCCCACGGCATGCGGCGGCTCGATCGGCAACGTGCCAGACGATCCGTGCCCGACCTTCTTCGGGTTCGCCTTGCCCTCGCGGCGCCACTTCGACGCCTTCGCCTTCCGCCGGTCTCGCCGGCACTGGCGGCGCCGTGACTTGGACCCCATGCAACTGCTCCTTGAGTTTCGCGATGATTTCACCCTGGCTACGCAACTGCTGCTCCTTGTCGGCGAACATGCGCCGCATCTCGCGCCTGTGCGCTCCGAGCTTGCCTGCCCGCAAGTTGCCGTTCGCCTTGAGGTCGGCGATCACGCGATCCAGACTCTTGATGTGCATGCGCTGGTTCTCTACCTTGGTCGCCAGACGCGCCTCGGCGTCTGCCGTCGAACCATCCGGCGATGCCGGAGGGTTGGCGGTCTTCTCACTGCACACCTTGCAGACGACGCGGCGCTTGTGCCCGATGAAGGTCGCCCCGCACGCGATGCACGCGCAATGGTAGGCGCCGTTCTCGTGGCAGCCGTCCTCGGGCCAGTCGCCAGCGGCAGGCGATGCCGGGGGATTGGAGGGCTCGGCCGGCTTCACCGCAGCCTGCTCGCCGAACATCTCGCCGGTGCAGTGCTTCGCCGCAGCGTGGAACTTGGCGCGCAGGTCGGCGACATCGAACTCATGCGCCCTTTCCTCTGCCTGAAGGCTCACCCGCAGCCGCTCGACCTCGGCCCTTGCCGCTTCCAGCGCGTCGGGGCAGTCGCTGCTGCTGCATCCTGGGCAGCCGGGACAGTCGTAGCGGAGACGTTCTCGCAGGCGATTGACCTCGGCCTGCGCCTTGGCGTTGTCGGCGGCGAGGGAGCGCATCAGGGCGACGGCGGTGTCGACCTCGGCACGCACGAGGAAGTAGCCGAGCGCATGCGTCCCGTCAGGGTTCGCCTTCACGGACTTCGGGTCTTCGCACTCTGCGTAGCGAGCGCCGGCCTCCCAATCCGCGATCCGCGCCTCGGCGTCTGCCTTCACGTCGTCGCTCACGACCCACCTCCTTGCAGGATGGCTTTGATCTCGCGGTCGAACGCTTCGCCGCGCTGCCGCATCACGTCGCGCTGCATCACGGCCAGCTTGTGCTTGGCGTCGTGCAGAGCCTGCGCGCGCTGGCGGATGATCTCGCGCAGCGCGTTGGGGTCGGCGGGTAGCGCCTCGGCGTCCGCCGTCGCGGAAGTGGGATCGTCGTTCGGCTCCAGCATGCTGCCCCATGGCCCGCCAATCGGTGCTGGCGCGGCCGGCTTCTCGGAGACGGTGTAGGACGGGAGTTGCGCGACCCCGTAGCTCCATTGCCCTGGCTCCGTGCCTTCAGACGCGCACTCGGGAACTAGTCCGCCGTATGCAGCGACATAGCCGGCATCCCACCAGTCGGGCCTGCCGATGACGGACGGCCCATCGCCAGTGGTCAGGTCAACGACAAGCTGGTCCTTGCCGACCAGCATGGCGCGAGCGAACTTGCCGTCGTCGAGCCAGTAGAGAACCGGGTGCATGTTGCCGGTCACTGGTCTGATAATAGCCGCGCGGAGAGCATGCGCAACCTTGCTGTGCGTGCCGGAGTTCTTGTCGTCGTTGTGCGAGCAGAGCGTCAGCCACTCAGCCGCCTTCTCGGCGACAACCTCCAACGCGACTGGCTCTACCTGCGGATCGGATGCCGGCTTCACCGCCGCTTGCTCGCCGAACATCTCGCCGGTGCAGTGCTTCGCCGCAGCGTGGAACACCGCAGCGGGCTCGGCCGGATTATCGGCGACCATCGGTATGCCTCCGTGGTACCTCAGCAGGCGAATGGCAAAGTCGACCGTCGTCTCGGTGCTGAACTGACTGTTCGGCCAGTCACTGTCGCGCGCGGGTGCAACAGCCTGCCGCAGCTTCTCGATCTCGCCAAGGAGGCGCGCCTGCTCCGCGACGAGCACCGGCCATTCGGCAATCTTGACTGCGTCGGCGGGCGCGGCCGGCTTCTCGGCGGGCAGGGCGGCGAGGCGGTCGGTCATGTCCGCCATCGGTCCGATCGCCCGAGCGCACTGCACCAGCACATAGGTCCATGGTGTGTGCTGGACGTAGGGGTCTTCTGGCTGGTTCTCGGACGCAATGCGTTCGATATCCTCCAGCGACTCGCGCTGCCGGCGAATGCACTTCGCCATCGCCGCCTGGTCGGCGCGGGCAGCGTCGCGCTCGCGCATGTATCGCACCGCCTCGTTGTTGGCGGTCATCATCATGTCAGCCGCGTTCCTGGCGTCGCGATTGGCTTTGTCGCGCTCGCGGATCAACTCGCGCACAAGATCGGCAGCCGTGGTCTCGTCTCCAAACACGAAGCCCGCGTCCATCAGGATGTCGTCCACACGCCCTAGGATCCCCCACTGCTCCATCGCCACTTGCACGCGATCGGGGATCGAATCCCTCGTGTGCGTCGCCAGATTTCCTACGGGGAGCACGCCCAGCGTCGCGTCTAGGATCCCGTGCGCCGCGGCCAACTCCATCGCCAGCCGCTCGCACTCCGCGCGGGCTTCGTCGCGCTCGGCGATAATCCTCTGCTTGGTCACGCGCTGCATCTCGCATTCAGCCTCCCACCCGTCCTTGTCGTTCTTCAGGCTGGTGATTGCGTCGATGTGATCTTCCGCAAGAGCCTCGTCTGGTAGCCCTAGGATCTTGCGCTCCTTACGGCGGTATGCGAGCACATCGGCGTTAAGCCGCTCGCACTCCGCGCACGAGCCGGTGCGGCCGTCGCTGGCGGGGGCGGGCTCGGACAGCAGGCGGTCGATCTCCAAAACCAGCTTGTATTTCATCTCCTGGGACGACGGACCTTCGGCGTAGTACGCATACGCCCAGTCCTTCAGCCGCAACAGCATCGCGTCGCCTCCAGCCGGCCGCCCCATGGCGTCCAGGGCGCCGTCGGCAAGATCGCAGAGAGCGCGCACCCCGCCATCGACGTCGTAGGGCGGTTCGGTGCCAGCCTTCGGTAGCGTGCTGCTGACGCGAAACGAATGGATGGTGGCGCGAGTCTTCTCGATGCCGCCGAATGCCGCGATGGCGGCGAGGATCGGGTCGGGGGTCGTCATTGGGTCTCCTTGCAGTTGCGGATGGCAGCTCGCAACGTGCGAAGGCCGCGCGCTCCGAGGACGTAGTGGTCGTCGTGGTCGTCCCGGCAGATGGCGCTGGCCGCAGCCAGCAGGGTGTCGCGCTGGGCTCGCAGTTGGTCGAATGCCGTCCAGGATCTCGACGAGCCCGCCGCCGGTGCCGATGTCGCCGCCCAGCGTCTCGCGCAGCGGAGGGCGTGTATCTCAGCGTGCGTGAGAAGGGTGCGCTCCCGCAGCGCCGCGATGTCGAGGTCAGACACGGCCACCATCCTTCACGCCGAAACGCACTCGGATCAGCGCGATCGCCGCTCGGTATGCATCGCCATGCTCGTTTGCCCCGTGCTCGCGCTCGACGGCGGCAGCCAGTTCGTCGAGCGTGCCAGTGAAGCATCCCGTCATTGCTCGCACAGTGCCGTCCTCCCCCTTGGTCGCCGTCAGGCACGCTCTGCGACTTCCGATCGGCGCGATGGTGACTGTGTCTACGATGCCATTGGCGCCATCGATGTCGGCACCCGCGAGGTTGGCACCCGCGAGGTTGGCACCCGTGAGGTTGGCGCCATCGAGGTTGGCACCCGCGAGGTCGGCACCCTTGAGGTTGGCACCCGCGAGGTTGGCACCCGTGAGGTTGGCGCCATCGATGTCGGCACCCGCGAGGTTGGCACCCGCGAGGTCGGCGTCCGCGAGGTCGGCGTCCGCGAGGTTGGCGTCCGCGAGGTTGGCACCCGCGAGGTATGTACCCGCGAGGTTGGCACCCGCGAGGTTGGTGCCCGCGAGGTAGGCACCCGTGAGGTCGGCCGGCAAAGCGGGGCGTGGACGCATTTCCGCCAGCGCCTTTCTGCACTTGGCGGCATGGGCTTCGAGGTCCGTTCGGATGTCGAGGTCAGCCATCGGTGTCTCCCAGAGTTTCGGCACCGTCCTGCGGCGGATGCCACACTTGGATACCCTTCGCCTCTGCGCGCCGAACCATGTCGGCCGTCCCGCGCCCGCCAGGGAACGCCACCACCATCGAGACGTGTTCGCCGTCCAACATCCTCTGGTTGCGCTTCGGCCCAGCAGAGCGCCCTTCGTTCTTCCAGTCCGCCTCGTAGACGACGCACTCGTAGTCGTGCTCGTCGGACCATCGCGATGCCATCGTGTCGGCGCCTGTCGCTCCGCCGTGGACGACGCGGATCTCCTCGCCGTCGACTGACTTGACGACGGACCGCATGGCCAGACTGAATTCGTCCCAGTCGCGGTAGTTGCGGCCGCCGCAGATGATGATGGTTCTCACGACCCACCCCCAGCGCGAGCCTTGCGCTTCTTGGCGGGCTTGGCCACAGGTTCTTGGCGCCCGTAGGAGAGTCCGAAGTGTGCCGCGAGACGGTTGATCGCATCATCGAACATCGCGCCGGTCGACACGGCGTTCGCATCACCGACCATGGAGTTCAGGATCAGTCGATGGCCGTCCCTTCCTCGCGGGTCGTTCGACAGCTCGTTGGCTGCATGCATGAAGTCCAGCACGTCTTGGCACATCTGCTGCGAGAAGTGCATGCCCTTCGGATCGGTGAACTCGAACTGTGTCACTGTGCACCCCCAGCGCGAGCGTAGGCGGCGAGGGCGGCGTCAACGTCTTCGGCAGCCTTGCCCAGATAGGCGAGCTTGCCTTGCTGGCCCAGCCCGCGTAGTTGCATCCGGGCAGTCGACAGCGCCTCAGCCTTCAGCTTCGATGCCGCCTCCACCACGTCCAGCAGCGCCGCGTATTCGTTCCGCATGCGGGCGATGAGGGCTCGGTCGGCTCCGTAGATTGCCTCGCGGCTCTCGGGGTCGAAGTCGACCTCGTAATGGTAGTGATCGACCCGAACGGGGATCACGTCCCGCTGTTCCGTCCCAGTCCCCGACACCAGTCGCAGGTCGGCGTACTTCGCGCAGTCGTAGTCATCTCCGTGCTTGGGCAAATCCTCGTTCCATCCGTCCTGCCAAGCCCACGGAATCGGCGTCGCAGCCTTCTCCAGCCGGCGCGACTCGGCGATACGCGCGGTGATGATGTCAGACACGGGTCAACTCCTGGTCGATGAGGTCGCTGAGGCTGGTGGCATGGGCGGCCAACGCGGCCCTCTCGTCACTCGCGGCGGCACTCGCGGCGGCCTCCTCGGCGGCCCTCGCGGCGGCCCACTCGACGCGGACGCGCTCCCAGTCGATCGAAGGCCAGCGTTCGTTGCCCATCTGCCGGCCGAAGCGGCGAGCCCACGCGATGGCGTCGGATTCGCTCTGGCCGTCGAACAGCTCGACGACGTAATAAGCCAGCCACACCGGCATCACCTGCGCCGGGCACTTCGAGGCATCGTTGATGTCGCTGTCGATGGATCCGAGCATGCACGCGAACTCGCGGCCTTTTCGCTCGATATGCCACCATCCCTGCACGAGACGGCCCTCGTCTGCTGCCGCCAGAATGCGCTGGCTCGCGATACGCGCGGTGATGTCGGGGGCGGTCATGGGGTCTCCTTGGCTTCGGATCTCAAGCTGTCGATGGCATACTGGGGGACGATGAGCCCGTCGCTCCGCAGTTGTTCCAAGCGGTCAGCGCACTCGTCTGGAGTGTCGTCGTTGAACGTCTCGTCGGCGTGTGCTGGAACGTCTTCCCAGCGCCATGCTGACTCGTCCTCAACCCAAGCGGAACACTCTGCCCAGTAGCCGACGAAATCGAACGCATGGAGGGATTCCTCCGGTGGCTTCGGAACTGGCTTGATAGGGACGCGGCGACGTCCAGCGACATGCGTCGTCCATCCCCCTTTCACGTCCTCGTAGACGTAGACATCCGACTGGTGGCAATCGGAACTCCAGCGACAGTAGCTCACGACTGCCCCTCCGTGATGTTGCGGAAGCGCGCGAGGGCGGCTTGCATGGCCTTCCACTTGTCGACAGGGACCGTCACCGAGAACGTCTCGCCGAGGACCAGCGATTCGACGCCGCAGTTGTCGGCCACCGCCTTGGCAGCCAGCACCGCCTCGCGGTAGGCGGCGGCGTGGTTGCGGAGGGCGACCATGGCACTAATGTCGTCGGCGTGACTACCGAACCCTCGCCGGCACTCCACTCGCATGCCAGAAGCGCAATGGGTCGCAGGAGGCGTCGCCGCAGCCAGCAGACGGCCGTCCTCGGCGAAGTCGATGGTGGTGTCTTCGGTGGTCATGGGTAGAAGGTGCCGGCTTCCCCTTGCGAGGCACGGCCGGCGCGTGGGCAGGTAGGAAAATCCGCCGCATGGTCTCCCGATGCACGGTCGGCGCACAGGCTGCGGCGGTCACCGGCACACGCCGGCGAAAGAGAATACCCCGCCGCTGCGTAGAGTGATCCCGCGACAGTCTCACCGACGACCATGCCGCTTTGGGCTACGCAGCGAACGGGGCCCGCGCACACGCGCGGAAAAGAGATGCGGGCGCCACGGCCCTCAGCACCGCCAGGGCTCTCGTTGGCGTATCTGTCTCCGTGGCGCCCGACGTGTTCCATGCCGCTACCTCTATCGGCATGCTGCACACTGTGTCAAGCGGCTTCTCGCCGTTTTTTTCTACTCGGCGTGCAGGCGCCAAGCCGCCGCCTGCGTCCCCGCGCCGCGGCCAGGATGCCAGTCGCGCCCCCACACCACGCGGCATCCCGCGGCGGTGAGCGCGTCGCGCGCAGCGGCCGGCGGCCCGTCCATGAACTGCGCGATCATCCCGTCGGCGGCGGCCGACCACTCGCGCGTGCGGCCGATCAGGCGCATGGAAAGCGCAGTGCCGACCTGCGCGCCGCAGCTGTGCTCGAGGTAGCCGTTGACCGCCCAGCCCCACGAGTTGTGACCTGCGGCATCGAAGTCGCCCCAGGTCGTCGGCGCCTGGCGCAGGAGCGCGCCGGACATCAGCGGCCCCTCGTTCTCGGGCTTGAAGCGCCAGCCGTTGCGCCAGCCGAACCACCACGCGCCGCCGTCGCCGCCGTCGAACCACGCCTGGTCCTCCTGAAACACAGGCCCGAGCACCGAGGACGGGTCCGCGATCAGGTCGATGCCGAGCATGTGCCCCAGCCAGACGATCGGGGCCTTCCTGCCCGCCGCGTGGCCGCCGCCATTGATCATCCGGCGGCCGTCGGCGAACGCGCCGAGCAGGTCGAAGCCGAGTTGCGCTTCGGCGACCGCCAACGCGCGCTTCGCCTCGGCCGACGCTGTGCTGCAGAGCCACAGCCCGGCGATCGACTGCACGCTCGCGACCTCGCGGCCGTAGCCGGGCCACTGCTGGTCGGGTGTGTAGGAGTCCGTCGACCACCCGCCGAAGAACTCACCGCAGAACGGACGCACCAGCGCAGTCGCGTAGTCGATGCTCGTCTTGCCAGCGCCCCACGCCGACCAGTCGACCGGCAGCGCGTTCATGTCGATCACCGACGGCAGCCGCTCGAAGTGCAGCGCGTCCTCGTCGACCGGCGTCGACCGGAAGAACCGGGCCAGCCAGCCCGCGCCGATCGCCGGCGGGCGCAGGATGCCTGGGCCGACGGGCCAGCGGACGAAGACGACCGGCATCGCCTGGTCGCACACGGACCGGCCGCCGAACGCGTACGGGTAGGCGCCGCGCGCGCCGGGCGTCTGCGCGCCGCTGGCGACGATCGCCGCGTCCTCCGGGACGACCGGGCGCGGCAGCGTCACCTGCAGGCTGGTCGGCGGCAGGCCGCCGTAGTCGCTGGCGAGATTGCCGGGCCAGTTCAGCACGCAGCCACCGCCGCCAGCTCCGCCCGAGTAGGCAACGATGCGCGCGCCGTGATCAGGCACCTGCACCGTCCACCCGCCGCCAGCGTCCTGCCACGCGCCAAGGTGCCCGGCGACGGTCAGGCTGCACTCACCCATGGTCAGCGCCTGTTCCGCCGGCGGCGCGGCAGCCATGGCTCGGAAGCTCACCGGCGCCGGGTTCGCCGCGGCGAGGGCAGAGAACACCGCGGCCAGATCGTCTGGCGCCAATGCCACAACCGGCGGTGGCACGACGGTCGGCCGCTCCGGGTCGGTGGTGTGGTCGGCAGCCTGCGAGCCGCAAGAGGCGAGGAACAGGATTGCCGCAGCGAGTTGTCGTCTCATCGAATCGTTCTATCCGGGCGCTTGTTAGCCGGCGGCGCCTTCCATGGCCGGAACCTTTCGGCCCTGGCCGTAGTTGGCTGGAACGACGGTGCGACGACAGGAACATCGCCGAGCAAGACGTGGCACTCTGGAGCGAACACTTTGGATGCAGAGATACCGATCACGCTAACCTCGGCCGCAACGTCTGTCGTGACGTCAACGGATGGGGCAGCAAACTCAGCCGCCGATGCACCGATGGACTCGGCTAGCTGGGCCACGTCGACGGCGGCAGCGGGGGCCGAGAAGTCGAATCCATCCGGCGACGTGGCTTCCGCCAGCGCACCGGCTGCCGCGTCAGCAGGTGGCGCATCGAATGCCGATGCGTCCGCGTTGGCAATCGCCGAAACGATCGTAACGGTCCCGGCGCTTGCCGACGCCACGATGGACGATGACAGCAGGCTGTATAGGACTCTAAACGACGTGGCGCCGGCATCGATATCGACTGCCGCCGATGGGGCAGAGAACGCCACAGCGTCGGGCGCCACGGTAGGAACATCAGGCGACACCGATGCTACAGCCGTCGGCGCAACGAATGGAACGTCGACCGACGACGATCCGGTAGCCAGCGAGTGTTCATTGGCCGACGCTCCGAGTGGGGCAGCGAATAGCGCGGCGGATGCGGACACAGACTCAGCTAGTGCGCCAGCCGTTGCGGCGTCAGACTGCTTGAACGTCGACAGCGCATCCGGAGCCGTGCACGTCACTACCACCGGAGTAGTCGCCTCGGTAGCCGCGTTTGCCGCTGGTGCCGACATATCTCCGGCAGACGGTGCAGACGGCGCCGACTGCGCGCCAGCCGAAGCCATAGCGGATGGTGACGACAATAGGACGAATGCCGGGCTAGCTGCTACTGCGCCGCGCGAAGAATCGTCGACGGTCCAGTCGATCAGACCGACCTGACGCATGACGCCACGCGTCGATCCAGTCGTCGACCATGCGAAGTCATCGTTGTCTGCCAGCAGGGAACTTCCGGTTCCCTTGTTGGCCGTCGCCGGCTCCATCGAGAACGGGAACGCCTGCGGGTTCGTTAGGAACCACGACCCACTGCTTGCGTTCGTCCCGAACGCGGTTCCCGTGATCCAGTGATTGCTATCGAATGTGGCACCGAGCGTGATCGCGTTCGCTACGCCAGCCACGCCGTTTCCGAAGACGTTGTTTCGGAACTCAGTTCCCGAAAAACTAAGCGTCTCGCTGGCGAGCGAGCGCCATATGAACAGCGTCCCGCTCAGCGTGCACCGGCGAATGATCGAGTTCGTAAGCGATGCGTCGGCGAAGTTGATTGGCCAGCTACCGCCGTCGTCGCGCACGTTCTCGACCCAGAGCCGGTCTTGGTCGAAGCCGCCGAAGAATAGCGATTGCGCCTGGCCGACGGTGCTATGGAACGTAATGTCGAGCGCTACGTCGTCTCCTGGACGGTTCGGTCCCCAGAAGATGCCATCGGGGTGCACCTTTCCGTTGTATGGTCCCGCCCCAAGAACTGTCGTCGACGTCTCAATGTTCGACGACGTGCCGCCGACCTCGGCGACCGCCGATGCGTTCGTAAAGTCGATGTAGCTACGTCCGCCGGCGACGCCAGTTCCCACCACCGGGAATGTCCCGTTGTTGGCTGCGGTCGGGAACGAGTAGAGGCCGACTCCCCAATACGTCGATCCGATGATGTCGGCCGCGTCAGACCCGAAGTCGTAGCCGCCGACTGGACCGAGAAGCCTCGCGGTGCCTCCGCCCTGCAACTCAATCTCGAACCCAGCGCCCCCGGTGTGCCGCACCCAGCCCAGCACGCCGTTGACGCCTGGCGTGTAGCTCTGCTTCGACAAGGTGATGCACGTGTAAGCTGCACCTACCGCGTCTCCGGTGTAGTAAAGCCCTTGGCCAAGGTATCCCTCGACGGAGCAGTCGTATACCATCTGGTAGGCGTTGTAGCCTGTCGCGCAGCCGCGCCTCGCGATGCACGTGGCGTAGACCCTCGACGCGGACGCTCCTGCCCCGTCGAACGTCCAGACTGTTCCGCTGTCGTCTTCTTTGTTGATCGCGCGAATCGGCCTGTTGGGGTCCCAGTTCCTCGACTCGTGCGATCCGCCGTCGGCCCAGATGTCGGCAGCTGCTGCGCCTCGACCGATCGGCCCCATGCCCAGGTAGCGCACGCCGATGGTGCGGATGTAACAGTGCGTCCCTGATCCGTTTCCCGTCGTCGCAACGTAGTCGTCTGGGTCCGTGCTGAACGGCGGGTTGGAGCGCTTCCAGGTCATCCCGGCGGCGTCAGCGATGATCGTGAGCGGCCACGACCCGCTGCAGTGCCAGTTGCCTGGGCTACCGCCACCGCCGCCGATGAACGTCCCGCGTGCGTAGATCGTCGCACCGCCGCAGTCCGTGTCCGCGTTCGACGTGCC